TTACATCTTGTTAAGTCTTTCTTCTAATGCACTAACCATGTCCACAACATCTTCATGCGTTGTGTCCATGCGAACTCTTACGCCATCCTTATTATGCGCTTCAACCAGATCAAGGTATCCAACGCTAGAGCTTTTAAGTCCATCAACGGTGTAATCGAATTCAACTTTAACTACTACGCCATCTTTCGCTTGCACAGTAGCAGTCGCTTCATCAGGGTTTACTGCATCAATTTCCTGAACCACATAAGGTGCAGAAATAAATGCCGTTTCCGTCTTGGTCGGCTTTAGATTGCTTGCAAAAGCAACAGTCGCTACAACACAAGCAGCACCGAAAACGCTTAGAGTCTTGATTAATGTCTTATTAGATTTCATACTTCCTTTTCCTGAATGGGAAAACCGTCATACGTCTTGTTGTCAGCTTGGGTGTGGCGGTTTTTTGTTTTTGTGTGTATCTAATCGTATATACCATTTTCAAAAGCGTCAATATAAAAATAAACAAATAAATAAACTAATTTAATTAAATAAACTGTACAAAAGATTTTTATGTGAAATATTAATTAATAATTAAGCTAATAATACTTAAGGAAATTTAGTGCAAAATTTAGTGAAAAGTTTAGTGGAAAAGTATAGTGATTTTTTTTGATTGAATGATCAGAAAATAATCATTTATTGGATTTTAGGCATAATTAAAGCCCACTTGAAGTGAGCTTTTGACAACATTTTTTGGGGGGAGGTAGTGGGTTAAATTCTGATATTCACGAATTCCGCACGCCCTAGTACAGTGAGAGGTATATCGTCACTGACGATGTACTCTTCCGTTCCGCCATTACCTTCCAGATCAATAATAATAGTCGCAGACGTAACGGGATGAATGCGCAATTCCCGAATGCCTTTAAGTGCGCCAATTTCAATCAAGTAATAGCCTGGGCTTGGTGTTGTATTTTTTTGGTTTATATAGAGTGTCACGTCTCGCACACTCCCAAAAATAGATAGCTGAGTCTGTAAAACTCGGGCTGTATTATCCTCAAAGAAGTATGCAATATCGGTTGGTATAGTTTTGTAAATAGTTGACATATCACCACTTTTTAAATGTTCGATTAACATTTGAATATCATCGTACCACGGCGCACGTGAGTTAAATTTGTAGGTAAGCTGTAGACCTGTTTCATGTATAAAAAAGTCTCTTGGGTTTAGATCAAGGATGTCACATAAGATCTCAAGATTCTCTCTTGATGGTTTGGTTTTACCACTGATCCAGTGCGATAACGTGCCCTTACTAATCTGCTCACCTTTCTTCTGAGAGATCAATTCAATCAAATCTTTATGTCTGATTTCGGCTGCTGTCATCGCTGTCTTAATTGCTATCCCCAACTTTTTGTACTTACTCTCTGTGTTCATGCTGACATATCCCAAGTTGTTGTGATTAAAAAAAGAGCAAACGAATTCGTCTTTTGTTCCATCAGTTTAGCGGAAAAACACCTAACAAAGTACTGATGGACGGTCGTTTGTTTATTCTTCGGTTCGAGTTTAGTAAAAAATTGAGTGAAAAGTTTAGTTAAAAAGTGAGTTTTAGAGCTTGCAAAGTACATGCACGCATTGTTAGCGTGTAAACACAAACGGTAAATTTGTTTAGTTAAAATAAACAGGCGTACAAAAATGACTTTAAGCGATATTAAAAATTTTATGGGTGTTAAGTACACGAGGGAAGTTGCAAGCGCACTCGGCTTACATACCCATACGGTTTACAAATGGGAAAAAGAAGGTGTGCCGTACACATGGCAATTGCGCTTGGAAAAGAAGTCAAGGGGAGCGCTAAAAAATAGCTTTAAAAAAGAAGAAAGCCCAGTAGTTACAGCTACCGAGCTTGATGTTCAAAACTTTGGAGGTCAATGAACAATGAATATGTTAGCACAAATTCAAAATGATAATAACACAGACCAAGTAACAATGACCTCACCTGAAATTGTTGACTTCATTAATGTACACCGCCAAGCGGTAGCAACAATTGAAAAGCCATACAAGGAATTACGCCATGATCACTTTATGGCAAAAGTTCCACAGGTTTTAGGTGAAAAAGCAGCTCCCATTTTTTTGGGGACTGATATTTATACAAATGGCACTGGTGGAACTGTTCAACGTCAAATCTACCGCTTCCCAAAACGCGAAGCTTGCCTCATGGCTATGTCATATAGCTATGAATTGCAGGCTCAAATTTTTGACCGCATGACTGCAATGGAGGAGGCACTTAAAAAGCCTGCTTTAAATCTTGATGACCCTGCATTCCTTCGCCAAGCCTTACTTGGTTATACAGAAAAAGTAATCGAGCTTGAGCAACAGGTGCAACTTCAAGCTCCGAAAGTCGCATTCGTTGATAAATACGTTGCAGGCAATGGCAATAAAACATTCCGTCAGGTTGCAAAGCTATTGCAGATCAAGGAATACAAGTTCCGTGAATTCTTAGAGTCAAACCGAATTATGTACAAGCTCAATGGCGAGTGGACTGCATACCAAAACCATGTAGATGCAAAGCGATTCCATGTCAAAACAGGCGTAAGTGATTCAGGTCACGCATTTAATCACTCCTTGTTTACACCAAAGGGTATCGAGTGGATTGCTGGGGAGTTGGCTAAGTTTAATTTAAGAGGTGTGGCGTAATGGCTAGAGCTAGAAATATTAAACCGTCCTTTTTTATTAATGAGGACTTGGTGGAGCTATCTTTTGAAACACGCTTACTTTTTATTGGCCTTTGGACTCTATGTGACCGTGAAGGTTACTTAGAGGATAAGCCAAAGAAAATCAAAATGGCAGTCTTCCCTGCAGATGATGTGAATGTTGATCAGATGCTTGATGAACTGCAAGAGAGTGGATTTTTAATCCGCTATGTGGCAGCCAATAGAAAGTGCATATTTCTACCCACTTTTAGCAAACATCAAAATCCACACCACAAGGAAACAATAAGTGATGTGCCTCGTTACAACCTAGGGCAAGCCCTAGGCATGTCTGAGGCAAGCCCTAGACTAAAACTAGATCAATCACAGTTTGATGATCAAGGGTTCATGGGTTTTGCTAGTGAGGAAGAATACAATAATTACTTAAATTCAGTACCTTATGTTGAGCCTGAGTGCGACCTAGGGCAAGACCTGGGCATGCCTGGGGCTAACCCTGTGTCAACCGTGCTGATTCCTGATTCCCTTAAACTGATTCCTGATTCCCTTAACCCTATTACTGATATACCTGAAAAACCTTCTTCGGTTGCACCGAAGTTTGTATTCAAAAACGAACTTAAAAAAATGGGGGTATCTGAGGAAGCATCAACTGAGTTTCTGCGAGTAAGAAAAGCGAAGAAAGCAGTGAATACTCAGAATGCATTTGAACAGTTAGTGAATGAAGCGCAGAAAGCAAATTTAACTTTAGCTCAAGCGGTTGATTACTGTTTGAAACGTCAATCGCCGTGGGCTGGGTTTAAGGCGAGTTGGTATATGAATGAACAACAGCAACAGCCAAGAAGTAATCAGCAAAACAAATTTAACAATAGCAATAAAAGCACAATGCAAATCCTTGCCGAGCAACGTATGCAGTTAGATCAATCACAACCGTTCAGTTTCATTGATGTAAATCCTACTCAACCACAATTATTAAATGGAGCGTATGACCATGAATAACACTACTACAGCAATGGCAAAGGCTCGTGATTTTTACGACATTATGCAGGTGCTTTATGGACACAAGTTCATTAGCCAATTTAACGGTATGACTGACTTAAACCGCATCTTAAGTATTATCGGTGGCTCACTAGCAATGATTACTGACGAGCAGTTCGAGAGAGGTTTAGCACACTTAAATGCGAAAGCAGGTTCAGGTGATTTTTGCCCAACCCTGTCTGACTTTAAAACATGGTGTATGGCAGGTAGTTGGTGGACAACTGCAGAAGCCTGGCAACGTGCCTGTGATTACTCAAATCAATCTGATGTTGAATTGTTAGAGGGTAAGTTAAAGATCACTACATTGGCTAAAAAAGCGTGGGATTCAGTTTATTGGTTAGTGGAGCAAGGTAAAACTAAAGAGGCGCAAAATCAGTTTAAGGCACTTTATGAGACGTATTTGGTTAAAGCTCAGATGCAAGGTAAAAATCAGGAGTGGTATGTGCCTTTGCTGATGATTGGTAGTAAGGCAAATCCTGCAACAGTGCAAAGCAATAGAGCTCCATTGCCAGAAGACAAACAGCGTATATGTGACTTAACCGCACTGTATATGCAACAGGGTATGGGGTGGAATGACGCATTTAAAAAAGCACAGATAGAAGTACAAGGTTTTGAAAAATCATTATTTAAAAAGGTAGAAGATTTAAAAGTACCTGAAAGACTTAAAAAGGGGGATGGTGGCTTGCTTAAAGCAGCTAACGGTACAAATGTAGCACTACAACTATGATTGCTATAGAACGCAAATGGTGAAGAAATGGAGGGGTAATAAACAACCCCTTTATTTTTTTATATATGAAACGTCAATCTCAACTCGAAAAACTCATTTTAAGTTCTAGTAATGCCTAAATTTGCTTAAGTATAGCGATTATCTGCTTATAAAAATTAGGTTTTTGACCATTTTGGAATCAAATATGGGGTTCACCGAATGCTTACCAAAAAAAAGTTTATCAAAGCACTTGAAAAAATTAATAATAAAGATTATCGTATTACGACAACCTCAAAAAAAAGGATTATATATGATTCCAATGTTAGCGTCACAACTCAAGCAAGAAACCGACTGGCGTGTTATTCACTGTGAAGTATTAATGGATCAATCACATACAGATACTGATGAGACTTTTGGAAATATCCAGATAGTATCAAAAAACGGTGTCTCTATATGTTTTGGGTTTACATCATGCAAGAATAAAGAAATCGAAATGGACGAAATCCGTATTCTAAATTCAGATAATATTGAAATATGTGTGCATGAAGATGATGGTGGTGAGGTCATACCTGCCGCTTATGACATTGCAGATCAAACAAATTGGCGAAAAATTGCAATAAATACGAAATATGAAAAAGTCAGAAGGAAAGTTAAGAGTATAAGTTTTAATCTGGATAATGAAGCTGACATTTTACATTTTGCACAAAGTCAAAAAGACTTTTCTAATTGGGTGAAAGATAAAATTTTAGAAGAAATAAGGTAAAAATCGGTAGCCTAAATTTCATCCACAGGAAATTGGGCAAAAACTATCAAAAAAGCCGACTTGGAAACAAGTCGGCTTTTCGAGTTTACGCCCTATTTCTTATCGAAAAACTCATTTTAAGTTGAGATTGGCGTATATGAAATAAACAAAAACAAAAATATTGTAACTTTTTTCCGAGTTTAATACACATTTCAACTAAATAAGTTTATTTGTAGTAAACTAATTTGCATGTTTAGTTTATTAGATGATGCGCCATGATAGTTGGTATAGATCCCGATTTAGTCAAATCTGGCGTAGCAATTGTCAAAGATGGAAAGCTAGTTGACTTGATGCTTTTGGACTTTTTTGAACTGATAACATTGTTCGCTGAACATGAAGATGAGATCGAAAAGGTTGTAGTGGAAGCAGGTTGGTTGATAGCGAAGTCCAATTGGCATGGGGCAGGTAAAAACAAGGCAGTATGCGAGAGAATTGCTAAAAGCGTTGGGGAAAATCACGCAACAGGCAAGTTAATCGCACACATGGCTGAGCGCATGGGATTAAAGGTGCAACTGCTAAAACCGCTCGGCAAGAAAAACGCAGAACAGTTTAAGCGTATGACGGGTTGGCAGAGGCGTACTAATCAAGAAACACGGGATGCAGGATTACTAATCCACGGCATGCAGTGAAATAAAAAAAGCGAGAAACAAAGTGTCTAAACCAGACGAAATTACTCAAAGAATTTTAATAGGTCGTAATCTTTGTCAAGCAAGAGAGATGGCAGGATATACGCAGTCTCTCGTGATGCAAAAGGTTTTTGGTGCGTGTGACCCACGACAAAAGAATCGAATCTCTGAAATCGAGAATGGCAAATTGATGCCAGATGCTGAAATTCTTGCAGGGTTATGCAAGCTATATCAGGTATCAAGTGATTGGGTTCTTGGCTTTACTGTAGAGCCTGTATTGGACGAAACGGTACGTCAGGCTTCAATGCTTTACGGAAGTTTAACCGAGACCATGGGCGAAGTATTACAGTCCATCTCTGCTCAACTTGCTTTGGTGGGTACACGCCAAATTACCTCACTTCCTATCGCTTCATCTATAGAACTTTTTGAATTAGCTAAAAAAATTAGTTCAACTCTCAACCTTAGCGCCGTGGCTAAAAGCCCTGCTGAAAAAGAGCTTGTAATGAATTTCCTGTCAGTAGTTCGTGAGTACGATAAAAAACTGGCAATTAAGTACCGTGATATGGAAATTGCTTTGGATGATGTTGCTAACCGTGACGAAGCAGAGCGCCGTCAATTGATAACCCAGGATTTAGTTAACTCACAATTAATCCGCTTTCCAACGGCTCGTAAAGACAACAAAGTTAAAACTAAAGATTATGGTATGGATGACCTTTTTGGAGGTTTTTCAGGTATGGAGGCGTAACGGATGGCAGGTGAACGATACCCAAATGAGTATTGGGAAGCGGTTAAAGACTTATGGATGTCTGACCTTAAAACCGATCTAAAAAATGCATCTGAAAAGATTGCAAAGGATATGGGGCTTAAAGCCCCTAGTCCTTCTAGTGTTACTCGTAAAGCAAAAACAGGTAACTGGACACGTGAAGAAAGCAAAGATTTGGTAAAGCTAAATGCTAAAAAACTAAATGAAAAATTAAGGGAAATTAAGAAGGGCGGCGAAAGTTCTTCTAAGTCATTAAAAAATAAAGAAACACAAAAAGATGTAAACCGAAAAACCGCAAATGCAAATGCAAATGAGCACAATGCAAATGCAAACAGCGATAATGCAAATAGCTCTAATGCAAGTGCAAATGACAGCGCCGTGTTGGTGGTTGAGGGTGAATACATTGAAGCCGATCAAGCTGAACAAGTAGAAGGTGAATTTGTACCGAAGGGCGGATCTAGGAAAGGACGTAATATTGGTAAACGTGCAGATTTAAGAGCTGCACTGATTATTAAAGCGAACCGATACTTGGCACATGATTTGCGGGTACTGTCACAGGAAAGCATTGAAGCCCTACAGCTTACAAAAGATGAAGTGTTACATGCGCAGAGTGATGAAGAGGTCGAAATAGCTATTTCAAAGCTAAACGGCTTGATCAAAGTTATTAATGCGTCATATACGATCACAAAGTCTTTTGAAGCGACAGCGAAAGTTGAGGCGGTATTTTGGGGCTTGGGTGCTGATGATCTGAAAGACGTTGCAGAGCAGACAGCTAGACGCACGGCGCATGCAGAGCAGTCACAAGCACTCCTTGAGGCAGCTAAGCAAGAAATGTTGAACAAGAAGAAATTGGCATTCCAGAGAAAGCTCGAAATTATTGAAATGGGTGACGATTTTGAATAATGGGGAAACGCAGATGAATAGAAGAATGAACAGATTGGAAGCGATATACAAAAGCCTGATGCTTTTTGGTACATATCGCTTAGAGTTCACAAAAGACTTCGTGAATATCTTGGTCACTCACGAACATATTGATCAGCTCTACGCGCTTATAAAAGAGCGTTTATGTGTAGAAGTGGATGAAGATCGCCTGTCTATCCATGAAGGCGTGGGTATCTTTTGTTTAGATGGTAGAACGTTTAGTTACCGCTACCTCGGGGCTACAATGTTGGAAGCGTATCAAACGATTGTTGGGCGTGGTTTAGCGTATGACTATGACAAGATTATGGGTATCCCGAAAGAAGATTTAGATGTGATGCGTGAAATCAGTATATACGACACAAGTGTAGAGCTGAGTGATGATTTTTTAGGAAAGTATGACAACCTGAATCGCTATATGCGCCGTGTAGTTGAAGAGGGCAAAATTCAGTTCAATGATAACCATGTATTGGAAATTGGGCGGGATGAGCTAGGGGATTGCTTGTATATTTGTGACGGCGCTGAAAGATATAACGCAGGTCATAACTTTGCGACAGTGTATGAGACTTGCATTAAAAATCGTTGGTTGCTTGAGCCTATGATTGCTTTCTTTGATCTTGAACTCTTGGAAGATGAAGAAGAGCTTTTAAATAATTTCATGCTCTACGATGAATGCTAAAGTCCAATTAAAAATAACCGCCCTTTATGGACGGTTTTTTATTGCCTAAAAATTAAATAAATATAAAAAACATATGCTTATTAAGAATATTAAAGATAATTTTGGAGATGGGTTGACGCTATATCGTATATACGATTATAGTTGAAACATAACGTAAACCATAAATAAAAATATTGGTGGCAAGAAGATGGCTAGATCAAAACGAATCCATAATCAAAAAATTAAATACTCAAAAGAAGATCCCTTAACACTTACTGGCTCATATGAGCATTTGAGTGTGATGTTTGATATTTCGGTCTATTCACGGCATTGTCAAAATGAATACGGCATCAAAATAGATACAAAGCAACATAATGGACACGTGGACACAATTAGCGCCGTATTGGAGGACTTTAAGAAAGAGCCTTCATATCTCCGTGAAATTCTGCCGAGTCTAAACAAGGTATTGGATTTGGCACATTTTCTCGCTGAAAACAATTATGAGTATATGTTGAGTGAAAGGACAGTCCACGGCGTTAAATCATCATATACGCATAGAAGCACGCTTAAAGAACTCACAGGTGATGAAAGAATTCTGAAAGTCATTGCCAATGTTGATCAAAGCGACATGCTGAGTGGTGGTATTAAATCGAGTTTTGTCAGTTTTGTTATTGATTACATTGCATAACCATTGAACAAATTAACCCCCATTTAAGGGGTTTTTTTTATGCTTGGAACTTAGTGCCGTGGGGCAGTGGGTGGCGCTTTAACCTAACTAAAATTCAATCAATGAGTTTAATGTTATGGCAAAGTCAGAAAAGTCAGGCTTGGAATATGATGATCTTGGTTTTTTAATTGGGATGCGCCGTGTTGAACGCAGTACCACCCAAATTGAAAAAGATGTATCTGATGTTCTTAGCTTATTAAAAGGGGGTAGAACGTCTCTAAATGTTCGAGTAGTACAATCACCTACCCAAGGCTTAAATCGAGCAAATACGAGCGTACAAGCTCAAATTGAGGGGGTATCAGATAACCTTAAAGCACTCACTGAAAGACTCGGTTCTACAGTTAGAATTTTTCAAGATTTTGATGAGGTTTTAGCGCAAGGTGTACAACAACAGCGTAGAAGATCCAATCAGGCAAATAGCGCCGTGGTAGTGAGTAGAAGTGGCGGTGTAGTGATTGATTCAGGGGCATTACTTGAACATCAAAGACAACAACGCCAACAAAGACAACATCGTGGCAATGCGAGTAATAGCAATACATCTACTACCCCTGTCATTACATCTTCAACACAAGATAATGCCTCAAATAATGCCTCAAATAATGCGAGCAATTCACCTACTACACAATCACGCATGAGAGACGCAAATGGGCGCTTTATAGGTGCAGGTGGTGCTAGTGGTGCGGAAGGTACAACAGAGGTACAGGCACAGCGAACTAGGGATGCACGAGGGCGCTTTCAGGCAGGTGGTGGCTCAGGTAATGGTGGCAGTGATTCATTGCCGAAAAAAATCATTGATGGTCTAACTCGAAAGCTCGGTATTGGCAATCAAGATACAAAAGGCATTGACCCAACAGTGGACGCTATTAACGAACTGGGCACGATATTCACGCCAGTAGTTAAAACAGGTTCGCTTTTGACTAAACCGCTCACAGGCATGATGAAAAGCCGAAAGCGGAATGAGCCAATCCCGCGAGAACAACAACAGGCAAATAGGGACATACTGAATGCTATTAATCGAAATAGAACCAGTACAAGTGGTGGCATTTTAGGTAGTACAGGAAGACGTTCACCATTCAATCGTTTGCAAGCAGGTCTATTGGGGGGCATAGGACGCTTGCTTAATATCAATGCCAGGAACTCTTTAACGCCTTCATCGCTTGTGCGTGTACTTCCTGTGGTGCTTATGCGTTCATTGCCTTTATTTGCTGTAGGGCTTGCCACGGCGCTAGGTATCGTATTGGTCGGTGCATTGTCTAAGTTCTTCCCACAACTGTCTGAAAAATTGACAGAGATTAAAGAGGAGGTGAAGGAAACAGGTGGAAAATTTGCAGACTTTGGATTCGATACCATAGACAGGATAGGAGCTGCTTTTGGTAATCAGGGGGCTAAAGACAGACTTGAACAGAGGGCGCAGGGTCAGATAGGTGCAGGCAGTACCGCAGCGAATAACGCCGTGGGTGCAACGAACATAACAAAGCTGAACGGTAAAAAGATGAATGAGGCTGTTTATGACTCATTTAAAAAGCAGGGTCTAACCGATGCCCAGGCTAAAGCTTTAACCGCAGAGGTAGGGCGTGAAAATGACTTCAATGCTAAAACGATGTTCGGTAAGCACACGGATATGGCAAAGGATTCGAAAGGTCGTGATATTACTAACTACGGCATGTTTTCGTGGAATAGAGACCGTGCTGATAAGCTTAAAAAGTTCATGGCTGATAAAGGCTTAATGGATAAGGATGGTAATTTCAAAAAGTCGCAAGAGTCTTTAGATGCACAGGCTGAATTTGCTGTAAAAGAGCTTAAAAGCGGTACTTATAAAGACAAGGTGGGTGACTTTTGGACGAACCCAAATAAAGACCCTAATAGTTACGCTAAAGACTTAGGTAAAGGCTATGTGGGATGGGCTTATGGACAGGACACTGTTAGAGATGGGAAAGGTGGTCGTAAACGCTTTGACTGGAGAAGTAATGATCAGCGCCGTGCTAACCACTTAAAGAACCTAGAGGCTGATCTTAAAAAATCGACCCCTATTGTTCAAAAGGCTAATGCTCCAACTAAGTCAGTGGAGAAGAAGGCACAACCTGCCTCTAAATCACAGGCGTTTATCCCTTATAAAAACCTGAATGTAGTCAGTGCGCAGGAAAAGCTAAGCTCAAGCCAACCTAAACGTGTAGTGCTTGAAGGTGGTGGCATGAGTTCTGATATTGGACAGAATGTATCGGACAGATCATTGGCTCATGCACTTACAGGTGGTATCGGTATGCGTCCAAATCAATAGATGATGATCCAATTTTGGATCATGATTTAAAACAATGGCTTATTGATGTATATACGACACAATAGCGCCGTGGGTGTAAGGAGGATTGCTTAATGCAGTCCTTTTTTAATGCCAAATCAGTTTATCCATCCACTCAGGTTTATCGGCATCATTAAATTCGTCCATTTCATCATCGGTCATTTGGTCACAAATCTGTTTAATGTGTTCAAAGGTGGCTTCTTCATCTAGGTAGCAGAGAGCTGCCAGTGCCTCGCTAACGATTTGTATTGGATGATCAAAAACGGCAGGGATTGGGCAGTGATACATTATAATTTCTCGATCAATCACTCTCATGTTCATTGTCCTGTTAGTGGTGTAGAAAGACACAGCATATGGGGGATTAAAAGGAAGGTTGAGTTTTTTACACGCATCAGCGCCGAAGGTTTGTATCTTATGACCATAAATCTTTTGGTATAGGGTGACAGTCTCGACTAACTGCTCATGTGTAAGGTCATCAGGGCGCTCATCAGCCTTTATGTAGATGTTGTCGGTAATCTTATGAACAGCCTCGCAGCAATTCAATTTCCATAAAACATCATCTATCTCGTTCATGGGTTCTTTTAGCTTTAAGCAACGATCAGAGAAGATAGTGTCTTTCTTAATGCGTTTTAATTTTTTGATGACTTTAATCATGAGTGGGGTGGTCTGCTCAGGATTAGTTAAAAAATAATTCGTTACTTCTGAAAACGTACTCACTTAAATAGAACCCATTAAAAGACTAATCCTGCCAGTATATGTGAAATTTCATTTTTTAAACCTGAATTTTTAGCGCCGTGGGTAATTATGGAACTTTAGATAACTCACTCTATTAACAGGCTACAAAATCCTTAAAGCAATAATTTGTTTTGAGGATTTATTTATGTCTAAAGCAAGAAAGACAAAAGAGTTGAAGTACAACCTGTTTGATCGTGGTCGTAAGCACACAGGCGTGGACAGAGGTAACGTGGATTTTACTTCTATGATCAGCCTAATCAATTCGCCTGCGGTTCAAGAGATGGTTGAAACAGGTTCAATGGTGGGCTTCTATGGGCATCAGATTCGTCAACGCTTCGGTATGACTCCACCTGAAAGTACGATTATTGACGGTAAGGTGGTACACCTAGAGCCAGCGTTTAAAACTATTTCGATTAAAGCGGATAAGGATGGCACTGTAACGCATCAGGAAGAGTTTTTGGACAATGAGGCAGGTGAGTACGCTAAACGTCAATATGCAGCCAAAGCAGGTGGATTTAGCACTGCTGTAAACTACAAAAATGCAGGTGGCTCACTAACTCCTAGTGGCTTCTTCGGTTTTGACTATGTACTACAACCGAACTATTCAACCAATGTGGGTGATGGACAGTTATTTGATGGTCTATTTATTCCTGAACAACCAACTGGCGAGATTGCATGTTTTGACAGTGCAACCAATGTCGAGTCTCTAACACCTGCCCAGGCTATGATTGCTCGTATGCTTGAAAGCCAGATTATTGATCAGTACGACTCTATCAGTGAGAAGTTAAGACTGTATTCACACGCTGAACAGGCACATGATCAATTGGCACAGCTAGAACGTCAAGAGGCTATGAAAAAGCGCCGTGCTGAATTACAGGCACAAAGACAGAAAGACATTTACCTGGGCATGGTAGGTGAAACACGTTCTTTCGATTCTGTATTGGCGGAAGCTGAACAGTATCTAGATATGCAACCTAAGGCGAATAACAAAGAGAAGGAAGAATTTAAGCCTTCTAGACTGCGCCGTGCTTTCGGGTTCTTCTCATGAGTATCGAGCGTGATTCCTTGAAATTCATCCAAGACGCATGGGTTCGCATGCTCTTGGACTTTAGGGCATGGTTTTACCCTGAAACACCACAAATGGTGGAATGGAAGAGAAGAGATGTTATGCAGGCTATACGTGCCTGCCGAGCGTCAATGGTTGATGACACTGAGGAAATGCTTGCCTCGTATCGTAAGAATGTAAACAAGGACGATAAGCTAACAAGTGCATTTATGCCTGTAATGCTTACTGCAACCGCCGTGGTTGATCAACCGCCTAGTGTTAGTCAATTGCTCACTGTGCCTTATTTTATTGATTGCATGATTGATGGCAAAAACATCCGCATCCGAACAGTGGGAAGCGCCGTGCGTGCGCAAATCGCTTTCTTTGCGACCAATCCTCATGATGCCCGAAGTGTATGCGAACAGTTTTGTGCGTATATGACGGATGACTTTAGACGAAAAATCAAAATCTCTTATGACCTGGGTGGCGGTTATTCAGATGAGTACCCTGCAATGGTTTTAGAGAATGAGCTATTCCCTTCACCTGTACCCAATGAACAAAAGAACCTTTCAATCTTTACCGTTGATGTGACGCTGATATGCACAGTACCGCACGTACTTGGCTTGAATGGTTTTACTGATGTGGACAATGGTTTTGATGAGAACGGTATCCCTAAACATGGGGATGGTGTTAATGGTGAGGTGGTTACTCATGCCTATACCACGGAAGGTGACACTAACGATTCTTATGAAGTGGTGGCAAATAAAGACACAGGCGAAAGCACTGTAAGCGTGAGTGGTGGTTTAGATGGGTGATTTCATAGATAGAGTGCAGGCTCAAGAGGCGATGTTTACCCAAAGCGCAATCGAAGCGAGAAAGAAATTTTCCAATTTGCCATCTCGTATCAATTGTGAGGATTGTGAAGATCCAATACCTGAACAGCGCCGTGCTATGGGGGGTGTACGTTACTGTATTGACTGCCAACAGTGGCATGAGAAACGGAAAGTGCGCTAATTGAATAATGGGTATGGGTGAAGCGAGAAAGATTTTTTCTAATAAGCGAGAAAGAAATTTTCTAAAGCGAGAAAGATTTTTTCCAATTCACCCTAGACCTAAATAGACCTAGAACAACAACCTTAATGGGGTAAAAACAACCATTTAGGTATAAAAAAACAGCAGATTAGCTAACTGTGGATGATGAAGTACATGGGAGGCGAGAAAGATTTTTTCCAATACCGAGAAAGAAATTTTCTAAAGCGAGAAAGATTTTTTCCATTTTAGGAGTGGTTTAAGTGAGTGAAATTATTCGTATTGATGCAAGGATATTAAGTTTTGCTGATGAACCTATGCGAGTGCTATCTGTATGTTTTGCAGATACAGGGGACGTATTAGTTCAAAAGGTAGAGGCTTTTACAACCAAGCCAGTATCAAAAGAACATGCGAGTGACACGATTATTATTACTGATGCACCTCAGATTATAGAGGGGTGGGATATTGCATTTGATCAACGCCACCAATTGGAAGAAGCCATTTCAATCTTTCAGATGCGTAAACGTGCAGGGATGCTTGAAATAGACCCCTCTATGCGCCGTTATGACCCTACACAAGTTCTGCAGGTGCGAAAGGTGGATAAAAACGGTATGCAGACAGAGTTCGACAGTAGCTCATTAACTAACGGACATGGTGCAGTGCTTTTAAGTGTATGGGCGAGTCAGAGAATTGCATTAGCGCACTCGATTAGCCCTATGGAAAAGACTGAGACAGATAACTTCGATATGACGATGATGCCGTTCAGTATCTAATGGAACATGCCAGGTTAGCGCCGTGGTGGAGCAAATACCCTAATCACAAGAAATGGTTAGGGTTTTTTAATTGTGATTCCTTTAAAAGATATACCTGAGTGGTGGGATTTTTGCGTTAAGTATCGCTATGACTTATACGCCTTTGCGGTTGAGTGTATTGGCATGAAACCAACATGGCAGCAAGAACTACTTTTTGAGTCAATTGTATTCGATGGTTCACGTACAAGTGTGGCTTCGGGGCATGGATGCTTCGGTAAAGGCACACCTATTATGTTGGCTGATGGAACGGTCAAGCCAGTTGAAAAGGTGAAATTTGATGACTCTCTCATGGGTGCTGATGGGAAGTCTAAGCGTGAAATTCTTCAACTCATTAAAGGGAAAGAGCAGCTCTATCGGTTCGTTTTATCTAACGGTTTAGAGTACACGTTCAATTACTCTCATATCCTATGTCTTACCGCCCTTAAAGCAGGTAATGGGTGGCTGAAAGGCGACAAAATAGAAGTACCCTTAAAGCATTGGCTAGGGTGGACTAAAAAACAACGAGATCAATTTGGCTTTTATCAACTTGACTCCCACGGCGCAACAAAAGATCTCAGTATCCTGTTTTGGGAAAATATTGGACTAGGGGATTATTACGGCTTTGTATTATTTGATGACCCATTATTCCTTAGTGGTGACAGGGTAATACTTCACAACACAGGTAAAACCTCAAGTGCAGGCGTGGTGGCGCTGTGGCATCTCTTATGCTTTGAACAGTCCATTATGATGTTCACTGCTCCGCAAATTAAACAGTTGAAAAACCAAGTATGGAAAGAAATCTCTTTAAGTCTTGAAAAGCTTAAAAAGGGGAATTTTGGATGGTTAGCTGATTATGTTGTAGTGCTAACAGATACCGTATATATCAAAGGATTTAAACAGAATTGGCACATATTTGGTAAAACTGCACCTAAGAATCAACCCACTAACATTGCAGGCAACCATGGCGATTGCTATATGGTGTGGGTGGATGAAGCCTGTGGTGTTGATGATGCTATTTTAGACGTTGTTTTGGGTGCATTAACCCATGAAGACAACAGAGCTGTGATGACCTCTCAGCCTGCCTCTAATGCAGGTATGTTCTATGACACTCACCACAAATTAAGCCACCGTGTAGGAGGTGCATGGACTTCTTTAACCTTTAATGGTGAAGAGTCTCCTATCGTATCTCGTAAGACTATTAAGGAAATGCTTGATAAGTACGGTGGGCGTGATGACCCGAACTATAAAATCCGTGTTTTAGGTGAATTCCCTGATCGTCTAGATCAATTCTTAATGTCCACTAAGCAGGTTGAGGCTTGTTATGTAGGTGAATGTATTCCCGAAGATGCGCCGTATGGTTATGTCATTGCCGTGGACGTTGGTGGTGGTGTGGGTCGTGATGACTCGGTTATCGCCGTGGGTAAGGTATGGGGTAATGCGCTGTGGGGAGAAGATGCAAGGCGTGTTGAAATTGTTGAAATACCACTATGTAAAAACAAGGATGATATTAATGAGCTATTTGGGATTATTAGCGACTGCATGGACAGGTACTCTAATGCCTCTTTGGTAGTGGATACAAACGGCGCAGGTACAGGCTTAGGGCAAATGCTTAAGAGTTATGGATTCCATTTTACGCCTGTGCATTGGGGCGGTTTTTGCTTTACTCAGGAAAGACGTAAAGAGTTCGTCAATAAGAGAGCGCAAGCATATGTGAGTTTTAAACGTGCTGTAGAGCGTGGATACTTTAAGATTTTGACAAAAAAGTACGCCACTAAGCTGAAAGAGCAGATTGTTAAAATTCCGTACTCTTTTGATGAACAATCTCGTTATAAGATCAAATCAAAAGATGCTATGCGGAAAGAAGGTATTAAGTCACCCGATATTGGGGACGTTTTAGCGTTCATGTTCCTTGAAAACGTGATCTATGCCGAAGCATATGATAGCGCCGTGAGAGTTGAAGATACGCCTGAGGCACAAGAGCAGGTTCAAAAACAGAGTCGTTTTGACCGCTTGAAACAGGAAGCTAAAAAGTTGTGATTGGAACTTCTAATCTGACCTAAAAAGCCACGGCTCTACTATTGGATTAATCAAATAAATTCCTTTAGGTGAACCGTGGCAATTCGATTTTTCATAACTGATGCAGGGCGTATCGCATCGGTGAATAGCACTAACCTATCCCTAAATCTTAATTTGAACACGATTCAACTAGGGGTTGGTAAAACAAACGCATCTGAAAATGCTGCATCAATGACTGAACTGATTAACGCCGTGGAGGTTCATGAGCTTTCAGGTGGTGCAGTAGATGAAGCATCAAAAGAACTACGCCTTCATGCGTATATAGATTCATCTGTGACGGCAGATATTTATGAGGTGGGTCTATTCACTGATACAGGCGTTCTATTCGCTTATGCATCCACTACAAATAACACTCCAATTCTTCGATTAGCTGCCAACATGGTGTCAATCCTGAGCATTGGCGTGTCACTGATTGATGTTCAAGCCTCTAACGTAACGGTTGATGTGGGTGGTAATGCACCTGTGGCTGTGGCACTGATGAATGCCCATTTAGCAGAAGAAAATCCTCACCCTCAATATGCAACCATTAATCGCTTGAATGGGGCTATTCAAGAACATTTAAGAGAAGAAGATCCACATCCTCAATACATGCGGAAAGATGAGTTCGCCGTGGGTGACTTGTTCAAGTTTTTAATTGCAACACCTGAGGAAGCTGCACCACATCCGCTTGTATATAAAGCGAATGGGCGTACAAGCGGTTTAGCTGTTCAACATACCGTGCAGTTAGTAAGCGCTAATATCCTGCCAAATGGTGTGATTAATCAAACATTGAAATTCCGTGCAACTAAGGGGGATTTAACAGTCCATTTGTATTTACCTATCTCTGTAAAACACATTTTAAGCATGACAGTGGGTTATCAGAGTGCAGGTATAGGCAACGAAGATGACGATTCTGATGTTCGTCTTTTGGGTGTGTATGACGAAAAAACCACAAGTGAGACTGGTATGACTGAAAGCCGAACAGTCATTAAAGCTCGTTTAGATGCGTTCAATAGTGGGTCAAACGGTACACGTGAGCGTATTGGGTATCTAAGCGTACAGGGACAGGGTGCATCAACAACTGCTATGGCGGATTTAAGCCAGTACCCATTTCCGAGATACGGTGATGAATACTCTGGCTCAGTGATTGTTATTTCTGCTAACCGTAAAGACATCAATCTTTATGAACTGTATTTAGCGCAATACGGCGCACCTACTGCTCTAACCGAAGTTACTTTTATCGTTAAGGCAGGTGTACTCGTTTATGGTTCTGATACTGAATACGGTATCCGTGCAGGTAACTGGCCAGCAGGTTCTATCCGTAGAATCGTGAACTATGGCGAAATTTATGGTCGTGGTGGTGATGGCGGTTACTTTGATGGTGATAACCATATCGTGGGTGATGGCGGTACCGCAATTTATACCGATAATGAAACGCTAATTATGGTTGATAACTACGGCACAATTGCAGGTGGTGGTGGCGGTGGTGCTGCTGCGAAGGGTGAATACTCCGCAGGTGGTGTGAATTACATCAACGTTGTAGGTGGTGGCGGTGGTGCGCCGTATGGTCTTGCTAAAGAGCCTATTAATCAAATAGCGCCTAATGGCGAAACACTGAAAGTCTTTGCAGGTTATGCAGGTGCTAAATTGCTCGGTGGTTCGGTTGTACCTGCTGTTGAGGTGAGTGGCGGTGTAGGTGGTGATATTGGCGTAAGCGGTGCGGATAGTACAGGTAACTTGATTGCAGGTGTTGGCGGTCAAGCAGGTAAGGCTTACGAAGGCGCTGTGGTTGTAAACAATATCAATGCAGGCACAACTAAGGGGCGCTAACCATGGGTGATAGTTACCGAAACTCGTATCGAAATAGCCTTAGAGATCATATAGAGCGCTGTAAGGCTGTGGGTGATGTGCGTAACCTCATTATTTGGGATGTGCAGGAGGATGAGGCAAAAGATGCCTCTCTGCTAAGCCTCCGCATGTATGGCAGTCGTATATACACTGACGAGGTGATTATTGCCTGTGGTGCAAATGGGATATATGACACTTTGCCACAAGGACGTACCGCATTCGCCAAAATTAGCGCCATATTACAGCTTAGAAGATATTGGGAGGTAGACTAATGCTATCGACCCAAAGTGCGCCTACAACGCAAAACAACGCATTTGAGAGCATAGTCCAAAATAACAAGGGATTAAGAGCTAATGCGGTATCTACATTTGCAGATCAGCGCCGTGCCAGGGATGAGAAATACAAGGGTGATGCACAAAGCATTGCCCCTGTTTTTTTAAGACCTCAAGACATAAACAAAAGTATCGAATATGGGGTGGATAGAGTATTTACCACCACGCTAGGTGGTATTAAACGCTTCGTTACTCGTGATGATTTGATAGCTTTTAAGCAAAACATTGCCGTAATAGGTGATCGGTTTAAAAAGGGTATTACTGCAAAACAGATCATCAGTTTAAGCCTACCTGTCGATGTAGAACGTGCAAATGAACAAATCAATCTGACCCTGCCTCACTCTCATAAAGGCGGAGTATTTCATTTCATCACCAATGCGTCTAAGGACTCGAAAGACACGCATCACCATGTCCATGTGCAGTTCGCCTCATTTAAGCGCCTAGCGAGCAATGAGAGCAAAATACCGCTATTAACAACCAAGGAAAAGCTAAACCACGGACGTTTACGTTTTGAATGTGATTGTGGACGGCATAACTACTGGTATCGCTATATGGCAACTATTGGCGGTTATGGGTATGGACGTAAAGAACTAGGGTATCCAAAAGAGAAGAACCCCGAATTGGCAGGTGTGGCATGTAAGCACATCATTGCAGTAATGGGCTATCTGCTTTCAGGTGCAGGCTATGCGTATATGCACGGCGCTGTCACTAAAGCACAAAAGAAAAATGCCAATACACGTATTACGACAGATACGAAAACCCTCAATCAACACCTTAATGATCAAAAGACTAATCCAACACCTAGCGCCGTGGGTATTCAGGCGATTAAGACAAGAGAAGTGAAAATAAGGGTCAAGAGATTAACAAATCACTATCAAGCCCAGGTGGTGAATCAGATTGAAAACAAGATGCGCCATGTGAGTTCTACAAAAGCTAAAGCGATAGCGGATTGGATAGCCCTTAGACGCTTAAAGAAGCTAAAGGAACTAGGCGTTATATCTGGCACTGAATACTCGAAAATGACTAAAAAATAATTGGTGAAATGCAATGTTAAGAGAAGAAACGAAACAGGTTGTAAATGGGCGAAGACTCGCAACACGCAGGATTGTTATGAACACTCTGGCAACTGTCACGGCGCAGGTATGGAGAAAGGAAGTTGTATATACGACAGATGGCAACAATCCTAAATCCAAATTGAGCTTTGAAGCACTACAGACAAGCCAACAGGACGAACCTAACTACAAGTACAACCATGTGGGATATGCGAGCGTGCTATTCGACAAGTTTAATGGTGGGTACATGAGTAAAAACAATGCCGTGAACAACCCTGTGGAAGCGTCATTAATGGCACAGATTGAGCCTTTTGATATGACCCTGCCAACAATAGATGATCAAATCTTTAAAGTGCCTAAATGGGTGATTAAGGAAGGTGACATTTTAGGCTTGATGCTCTATGGCGAACACGTTGTATGGGTGGAAGTAGTGAATTTGAACGGTCAAACGGTAATGCCTGACTTTGGTATCAAGTACACATTAAATCGCAGGGATGACTTGATGATTGAACCTATTAGAGGGGAAGCATAATGACAACTATTGCTGAGCAGTTGATTGAACTGAATGACGTTAAGCAGGAAATGCGCCGTGCTATCAATGATTTTACAGGAGAGGAAGCTGTAACGTCTTTCACTCCTTTTGATCAATACGCCTCTATTATCCGTGCTAATTCAAGTGTGGGACATGAAGATATTAGGGATATGATCAGTATTACAGGTGATGTGTCCGATGGTACGTTTAACCATGTTGAAAAGGTCATTATCTCTGATGTGGTGAATTACATTCCTGCAGGTTTTTTGCAGGGTGGTCGTGGCAATTCATTATTTAATTACTGCAAGGGCTTAATCATTTTGGGTGATGTGTCTGTCATTGAGGGGTATGGTCTAGCTTACTTTCAACAAGCAAAAACTCTCGAATTTAAGGGAACTGTTGGGGAGATATGGAGATACGCATTTACAGGATGGGGTGCTCTTGAAGAGCTTGAATTGCCTGAGGGTCTAACATGGATTAGTGACAATGCGTTTGATCAATCAAGATTAACAAGACTTGTTTTGCCTTCAACACTTCAACACATCGGTGCTTCTGCTTTTAGCTCAATTATTCGTTTGGGGTCACTCGTTCTACCTGAGTCACTAGACTTTATTGGTGATTATGCTTTTGGTGAGTTAAGTAGTTTTGACGCATCGGATGAACTTGTTTTGCCAGGTTCGCTTAAATATATAGGTAGGTACGCATTTCGCTTTTTAGATGGAATTACTTCATTAACCGTGAGTGAAGGTGTGGAGACTATTGAACACTCTGCGTTTTGGAAATTGACCACCATTAGCGAATTGGTTTTACCGAGTACGCTTAAATTTTTAGGCGATTACAGTTTTTATAGTGTGACGGCAGATAGAATTTACTGCTATGCCGAAGTCCCACCAACAGCGAATGGGCAGTATTTCTTTTGGAGTACACCTAACGACACCTTAAAACTTTATGTGCCTGCAGGTTCAGTGGAAGCATATAAGACAGCACCGTATTGGTCTGCATATGAACAGTGGATATATCCAATGCCTGAGTGATGGCACTTACTGTAATTCATAGCGCCGTGTGGCTTTAACCTTTAAGTAATTTAATAGTCACACGGATTTTTTTATGGCAACAGTTACCCAAAAACTTAATCAAATTAAAGCGATTAAGGATGATTTAAGAAGTGCAATCAATTCAGCATCAAGTGCAGAGGTTGTAACTCATGCAGAACCTTTTAGGAACTATCCTGATTTACTAAGGGATAACGCCGTGGGTGGTTCTACAGGTTACACCTCGCTATTCAGTATCACAGGCGATTTTACTAACTATCCACATAACATCGGCTCGGTGCTTATTTCCAAGGAGCTTGTAAGTATTCCCGAGGGGGCATTTGTTGCTTCGACAGATCAGACAGCATTCTTTTGTGTGGTAAAGAATCTTGTTTTTACAGGTAGTTTAAACCGTATTGGGCAGGGTGCTTTTTATGGATGGACGAGTTTAATTGCTATTACATTTCAAGGCAATGTGATCGAAATACAGGATAGGGCTTTCGAATTTTGTTTTAAGTTGGAGTCCGTGATTTTTCCTGATGGATTGATCACTTTAGGAGAGAGCGCTTTTTTAAATAACATGCAATTAGGGCTGATTGATATTCCAAGCACAATCCAAAGTATAGGTAGGCAGTGCTTTTACAATACAAAGAATGGAGCAGTGATTTATATACGAGCTATGACACCCCCAACATTATTGGGTGAATACTGTTTCGGGGATTCTCAGTTTATTAATGTGATTTATGTTCCCCAAGATGCACTGTCGGCATATCTGAATGCAGGTGGCGAGTGGGCGAACTACGCTTCAAAAATTCAACCTATCCTCTAATTGGAACTTAACGCCGTGGGAGAGGCGTTAGGGTCAATAATGAAGTCATCTTAATTAAATGGATGAATAGAAATGGCTTATTTGCTATTTAAAGAAAAAGCGAAAAAACAAGGTGATACTGGACATCAAATCCAGTGTGCCTCTGCAATCTTCAATTATCAGGTGCTAGGTGACGGTGAAGTGTTATTTAGTGGTTCAAACGTACCTGATGCAGATCCAAACAATGATGATCACTGGATTGACATTGTGACTATCACAGCGCAACAAGCCGATACAGAGCCATTTAGACAGCATTGTTGGAATGCAGTTCGTTGGAAAGTGGTATCAGGTACAAGCGTGGATATTTATGTGACTTCTGGCGTAGCAGGCTAAAAGCCCATAAATAAAGGAATACCCCAATCAAGGGGTATTTTTTTTGTCTTTAAAAAATATTTTTGGCGTGAAAAACAACTTTGGAACTACCCATAAATGCCATTTTCAATCGTGTGAATATGGAGACATCTTAAATCAAACCTTAAATTACAGGTGAAAAAATGGCTGTATTGTCACAAGAAACGCAAAAAACTTACGATGCTCAAGTAGCGAGCATTAACCACTGTGCTAACTACTACTTCAACAATAAAGGTGAAGTCACTGGATTTGATAGCGTGGCAACTGTTCCTAATGAACGTCCTGCTGTACTTCAAGACATTTTTGACTCTATCGACAGTCAATATCACTCAAAAATTGATGCTGCTGTTCGTATGGGTGTATCAGCTTATCAAGCTCGTAACGGTGGTGAATTGCCTGACGCTTCTTTAATTGCTTCTGCTCTATATGCAGGTGCGGAAGTGGCTAAATCTGATGGTAAAGCATTCGCAGGCTTCGATGACATTTCAAACGGTGCTTATGAGCAGGCTGCTGTAGTTCCTGCAATGACTGTAGTAACCATTGCCAACGTTATCGCTAGCGCACTTCCAATGGTTGCAATGTTGCCTAACCCTACATCATCTGCTCGTGTGCCTGTTGTAGCAGTTCGCTATACAACTGACAGCACTTTCGCAGGAATGGAAAAAGGTGACTACCTTGATGGCGAAGGTGCAGGTAAACCATATGCAGAAGGTCGCTTCCGTTTTGCTTTAGTAGCAGGCGAAAACAAATCTTATTCTGTAACTGCTCGTACTGCATATGCAGACTTTAAAGCGAAAACTCCAGATGCAAACGCACCATTACTGCCATTCTTAGCAGGTAACGTATCTGTTCGTATCAATGGTAAAGAAGTAGCGCATAGCCGTGGTGATCGTAACCTAGGGGTCCAATCTGGCACTATTGCTCTTACTGCAACTAACCGTAAAGCGATTATTGGTGGTGCTGAATACAAGGTTGTTGATAGCGCCGTGAATTTGGACACTAAAGCAATCTCTGTAACACTAAACAATGCTCTGCCTGAGGGTGCAGTTATTGAAGTTTATCTAGTAGCTGACTTTGATGCGAAGGATGCCAATAAAAACCATATCCTTAACCCTGTAGGTGTGAGTCTTGCTCCTGAGTATGACGAAATTCAATCAGTGCCATTTGTTAACCAAATCACTGTGAGCTTCAATGTACAAAACCAAATCGCTAATGAACTTGGCTTTGGCTTCATAGGTTCGGCTTTAGCTTCTATGCAAGGTAAAGTGTTCCTTGAACAAAACATTCGTTTATTGAGCGAAGGTAAAGAACGTGCGGTTTACAATGGTCGTAATCAAACATTTGACGTATCTCGTGGTGCAACAGGCAACCTAACTGCTGCTTACAACACTACTGGTGACTTGATTGGTGAAGTATTCAAATTCATCAACCTAGCAATGGTTCAAATCCGTCAGGCGACAGGTGGTTCTACTGTTAAATTTGACCTATTCGTAGGTGACAAAGGCGCAGTGTTCTTCTCTCAACTTCCTGCTGAAAAGTTTAAGTCTACAGGCTTAACAGCTTCTTATGGTGAGATTGTTCGCATCGGTACACTTTCAAACGGTGTTGATGTTTACCACTCTCCAACAGCCCAAGGCGTACTGGATGAGACTGCAACCACTGCTGAGTTGATGTTAGTGGGTCGTGGTGCTGAACCTGCTCGCAACCCATTCGTTGGCTCTATCACTCAAGCGCCAACTATTCGTGAAGCGCATAAAGACACTCGTGAAGCACAATTTGGCTTACATGGTCAAATGGCTGCTGAACTTAACCCAATTGATCGTTATGCAGATCAGGTGGCAGTAATCACTATGACAAACTTAGCGTCTATCGGTTAATACGAATAGGTTTTTAACTAAGTCATACAGAGCAAGCCACCATATAGCGTGGCTTGTTTTGTTTAAGGAGTAGGAAAAATGAAAATAATTGATTTATCTAATCCAGTTCTTTTAGCTTTAGGTGATAGCGCCGTGGTACGTGAATTAAGCTTTGAAAACATTTCAGGCAAAACCCTGTACGAGCCTTTAACTAAAACTACAGTCCTGGCTAACTCAATTCGTGTCGTGCATATCTCAAGTGAAATTGGATATAGACAGGTGGCAACTAATGTGGAGCAAATCAACCGCATGAATGGCAAAACAGTTTTAAAACTGAAAGCGTCAATCGTGAATGAAAAAGCCCATGTTGTAGAAGCGCAAAATAAGCCTGTAGAGGTGGTTTTACCTGTAGGTGATACAAACACTCAGGCAGAGCCAAAAGAAGCGGAACAGGCTGAAAATGACGTAAATGATGAGGTGGTTATTGCAATCAGCTATCTAAGCATTTCAACCAAAACCAATAATTTGGATGTTGGTGATGATAGACAGCTAAAACTCTCTAAAAAGCCATCTGATGCCACTCAAGAAGTTGTTTGGAGTTCAACTGATAGCACCGTGGCGAGTGTAGATGAAGATGGAACAGTGACAGCTCATAAACAAGGCAAAGTCACTATTACTGCAAAAGTGAAAGATGGTGAAGTTAAAGCGAATACCACCGTAGTTGTTCGTTAATAATAGAGCTTAATAAAAAAGATCCTGCGAAAGGGTCTTTTTTTCTTTATTTGGCTTTAAAGTATTAATAGAAAGTGATAGCGAGTCAGTAAGTGAACAATCAAAGCAATATCGTTTTAAATGTTAGTCATAAAAGATTTAGATCCTGTTTTGTCGTTGGAGACCTGCATGGTTCTTATAGTCTCTTAATGAATGAACTGCATCTAAAGAATTTTGATTTTGAAAATGATCTACTGATTTGCACAGGTGATCTCGTTGATAGAGGCGATGAAAATCTAGAATGTATTTCATTACTTAATCAACCATGGTTTTTAACCGTGCGTGGCAATCATGAAGAAATGTGTATTCGAGGGCAATACGACCCAAAAATGAAAGATATACACGAAAGAAATGGCGGAGAATGGTTTTATAGACAATCTCAAGAAACACAACAGAGAATTATTGACCGTTTTGCGGAATTACCGTTGGTGATTGAAGTAGAGCTGCAAAATAAAAAGATAGGTATTGTTCATGCTGACATTGATATTCACGATTGGAATATTTTTAAGCAGGATATTGCCAAAGGTGACTATAAAATTGCTGGCATTACCTCAGCGTATTCAAATGCAATATGGGGTAGAGGGAGAATACGGAATCACTCAAATGAATATGATTTTGTCGAAAATATTGATGAAATATATTTAGGACATACAATCGTAAGAGAACATACCCAAATCGACAATTGCCACTACATTGATGTAGGTTCATCTTTTACTAAGAAGCTATGTGTCATTGAAGTTCAATAAAATAATAAAAACCTAAATCAGAATATTTTTATCTCCATTTTTCCTTTTGGAACTCTCCATAAGTACCACCTACCACACATATCACAATAGCCTTAACTCAAGATAGTAAGGAGAAGTGATGAACACTTCAAAAATACTCGGTGAGGCGGTAGGTATTCAGTGGCAAGGGACTAAAGATAAAACCCAAGCCAATTTGTATTCAGGTTTAACGCAAGCCATTTTTATTGGTCGCTTTAAGCGTGGTCGTACTGATAAGCCTATGACTATCACCAACTCAAATATCAAGGCGAAATTGGGATATGAACCAACGAACCCTGATTACATTGCAATTCAGGACTGTTTAGATGCAGGAGTGCCTAGTGTACTTGTACTGCATGTAGGTAGCGCCGTGGTTGAACAAGGGGAAGCGTAAATGACAGCTTTTATCATTGATGAAACAGGCGCAACCTCAACAGCGCTTGATTTGGATGAAACACAGCCTCTAAGTGTGGTTGTTGATCTACATTCAAGCCTGGGTGTAGGTGTGGCATTAGGTATTTCATTTTTTGCCAAAGTGAAAGAACCGACACAGCCAAGTCATATCGCTATGGCGCTTAAATGGGTCGATACAGCGACTGATGATGTAATCCTTGAACTTAAAGGCAACCTAGTTCAGGACGAAGAAGATTTTTCATCTTTCCTAAGTGTGGCGTTATCTTCTGATGAGGTGAAAGACATTCAGATTCATTTGGGTGCGGATTGGCTTAATGCGGTAAAAACCTCTACAGGATTCAATGCGTCAAATAGCCTGGGCAGATCAATAATTAACCTATCTTTAGAGGAAGACAGTGTGGGTGCGTTTGATGCAGACCACCTATATCGCATTCTTACCACTCTTGAAGATAAGCCATCTTATTTGGTTTTACCTCAGGTGTCTGATTTAGAGGTATATACGACTGTTTACCGTTCCATGGATAAATTGAATATCCCATTAGATGCGGAACTTGACCCAACATTAAACGTTGATCAAGTGGCTAACCTGGCTACAAGCCTTTCAGCTCAAGATCACCGAGTACAACTGATTTGGTCTCCTAACGTATGCCGTCCACGTGATGCAACTTCGCTTCGTGGTCGTAAAGTGCCTGCTTACTCAATCGGTCAATACATTGGTAAAAAACTGCTCCGTAATGGCAATACCTCTGCACAAGGTATTCCTAAGATTGCCGACCCTGTAGCAGGTGAAAGCTATCCTTTCAATTTCAAAGCATTCGAGCCTCGTAGTGATGTGGTACTTGATGAAGAGGCATTGGAAAAACTTGCTGTGGCTAAGGTCAATGTTGTGCGCCGTATTACCTACAGTTCAGGTGCAAAAGTAGTTCTTAGTGATGTACTGACTCAGTATGACAGTAAGAACAGCGCCCTCCGTTTAGTGAATGCTGCTGAAATTACCACTTACACAACGAACCGTGTAATTGAGATTTTGCGTAAGCATATGCTCTCTCGCATGAGTGCATATCTGACTAACGCAAGCCGTGACATTGAGGCTTTCCTAAGTGCGTGTTCAAGTGACTCTGTTGGGCTATTACAACCTGCAGAAGACTTGGGTGGTGTTCCGTACACATTCACTTTAGAGCCTGACGAGCAATACCCATTTGAACGTGTGCGATTGTATTTGGCACGCCGTCCAGAGGGCGCAACTCGTAGTGCTATCTTTGATGATGTAATTAACAAATAACCTGATAAACGAATATAGGTGACAAAATGAAATTTGGTGGTTTAGCTCGTGCAGATCGCACATTGGTTCAATCAATCTTTGATAGCGCCGTATCTGACAATCTTGATAAATCTATCAAGCTATCAGTAGCGGAAAGCCGTGAACAACAATCTTTAATCGAACATGCACGTGAACAAGCACTGCATATCGTATCTGAGCTTGTAGAGGCTATTTCAGACGAAACATTAGAAGAGGGTCAATTGCCTAGCGACCTGTTAGATGAATTACTGCTTGAGGTGGTGGATGAGTCTGACGATGAAGACAACACTCACTTTGATTTAATCGTGGGTGCGGTATCTGACTTACTTGAGTCTTTGGATGTGGATGAGTCTGTTATCGCTGAGGTGTTCGGTGAGGACGTAGAGGCATCTGATGCTGCTATTGAAAGCGTGGTTAATACTTTGATTGCTAACCTGCCTGATGCAGGCGATGAGCTTGACGAATTTGTACGTGAGTTCATTTATGGTGAGCCAGAAGAAGAATCTGACTTTGATGCTGCTAAGCCAGGTTCTACAAAAATCCGTAAAGTGAGTGGCAAATCTGTTGTTTACCGTGGCACATTTGCTATTCGTAAAGGCAAAAAAGTAGTAGTAAATAAACGCCTGCCTAATCAAAAAGTACGTCTAACAGCTAAGCAAAAAGGCGCATTGAAAAAGGCACGCTTAAAATCACATACAGCGAATGCTATTAAGACTCGTCTTAAATCATTCAAGAAAGGGCAAAAATTAGGTATCTATAAACGCTAATATGCGCCGTGGGAAAAGGACTGCTTAGGTAGTCCTTTTTTATTATTCAGATTTTAATAGTATTGCAAAACAATAGGTTATATGGTCACTGAGTATTATAAACATTGACAGAAACGTATATACGATGTTATTTTGTAGGTATAAATAAGCAAAATTAATATGGTGTGAAAATGACAGATACAGATAAGGAAAAAGTAAAAGAAATTCGTGCTAGGTATGAAAAGAAACGAGTGATTAAGCCAATCTCTTTTAATACTCATGAGGAAATGGACTTATTAGAACACGCTAACTCTATTCAAGACTTTTCTAATTGGGTGAAAGATAAAATCCGAGAAGATATGGGAAAAGCTAAAGCCAAGCCTCGTAAAGCTAAAGCAGAGACTACAGCCGAAGCCTAGTAATTCTTTATTAAACTGTATTAAGCGCCGTGTGGCGCTTTTTTAATGCCATTGGAAAGCCATTCCTATTCGTTTGATTGCCATTTAGCGATTTATTCATGCCATTAGGGTTTATTAAATTGCCAGGATTGGGATTTTATTGCCAATCACTCACACTTCTTTGCCAAACAGTGTCTCTAACAGACAATCCACTGCAAAACCTATCCATTGAGTGGAAAACAGTGGCACTTGGCGTTATTTCGCTTCCATTCTTTGTTACTTTGATGCCATAGAGTGTTCTAACAGATCCAATTGAGTGTTTTTGACTGCCAATAGGGTGGAAATACACGACCATTCTGTGGCAATTCACTGCCAAAAATGCGCCGTGGGAAGATGATTTTTGTTAAAAACGACCTCACTTTTTTTGAGCCTAATTTTTATGATGTAACGAAATGCCGATTATGATGTAACGCACTGTTTTTATGGTGTAACACCCCCAAAAAATGGGTTTTTTATCGTGTAACGCACCCCAAAAAATGCCATTTTTGTCTTGTAACGTACAGTCAAATTATCGTGTAACGCACCTCTTTTTATCGTGTAACGCACCCTTTTTTGTCTTGTAACGGTAGATATGTATAAAAATTGATCAAATTTGAGGGTTTTTCGGGGTGGATTTAGGTGACAGGCGGTAACAGTTGTACGTGACTGATTAAATTTTAATCACAGTCCTATTAATTAATGGGTAAAAAGCAGGGTGCGTTCATACCAAAATCGGTCATTTTTAGGGGTTAAATTTATGCGACAAAATGACGCATCTGTTAGAAAGCTAATTCGGTATTTGGAACTTATAAGATTTATAACAATCAACTAGACAGACAATAGCCATAAATGAACTAGATTGTAGGTTGAAAATGGCAACTAAACTCGATTTAGCGTCCCTTAATGAGAAAGACGCATATATCCAAAAGATCAAGAAAGCCCTAGAGACAGCGGTAGGACAGAAGATTGCAATTATCAATATTGAAAAGTTAAAGCGTGTGGCAGGTGTATCAGCATGTCCAGTCGAATTTATCTTTGCAGGCAACCAAAAGTTAAAACTATTCATCCGTTCTACAGCAGACGTTTTTAAAGCGACCCTGAATGACAAGACAATTGTTTTGACAGGTGACTTTTCTAACGACTTGAAAATGACTTTTGAAAATGGGGTGAATGGTGTAGCTAAACTCATCCGTAACGGTCAAAAGAGTTTTGAAAAATCCATCGCAAAAGAGAAAGTCCGTATCCCTAAACCTAAATCTGAATCAACTCCCTCATCATCACCCACGGCGCAACTCAAGGCTTATGTAGAACAGGAACAGGTACTTGATAAAGAGCTAGATGAGAAACGAGCAATTCTAGAGCAGCTTAAACAGCAAGTAGAACTTGTTCAAGTTCAAGGCGGTTGATCATGAATAGCAGTGTGGTGACGGATATGGCTTTTGTATTGTGCTTGGTGGCTTTTGTAATTGGTTGCTTTGTATATAACACCTTAAACCGAAAACATTTTTGGAGCTTGGGTGCATTGCCTTACTTTGCTCATATCTTTGGAAGAGCTTTAAAAGTCAGTGCGTTACCCATTGCTATTTGCACGGTATATATCGGACTTGGGACATGGTGCATAGTTCGGCTTTTACAGTTAGTTGATTCACTAAATACAAGTTCGATAGCTCTATTGGTGGCGTTGGTTGGATTCTCTCTTTTTCAGGGAGCGAAGATGATCATTTATAAAATCACTATGGACTCAGCAATCAAAAGAGGGTGGCGCAAATGATCACCACCCAAAAGATTGTGGACATGATAGAGCATTGGTTAAGAACACCACCCAATGCTTATCTAGGTTCGGACTATGGCGCACCTTTAAACGAGTTACTGCTTAACCCTTTATCTACAAATGTGGCAGATAGCTTTATCGAAAAACTGCGCAAGGATATTCCTGCACTCAACCAATTATCTGGTGAACATTTTGGGATTTACAGCACTACGAGTGGTTTTGAAAAACGAATCGTTGTACTGGAAGTTGGCAACGTGGAAATTGAATTAAATGGAATAGAGCAGGATGCGTTGATCAGAAATGGGGAGACCTACCATGTTGGCTCAATCTAAACTTGAAAGCTTGTTGGTATCGAATATTACTGACCCTGAAATCCTTGAACGATATACGGCGCAAGACCCACTTGTTGTTCAGCAGATTAGGACTATTGCTGCTTATCTTAGTCTTTTATCGCAAGAGATAGACATTGCAAGCCTAGAACCTTTTATCAAGACACGTGAGCGTTCAATCATTGCAGATGCTACCAATAAGGGTATTTTGCCTTTGGGTACTGCATCAAGACATATCCTGCAGGTGATTAACAACGGCGCTAAACCTGTAACTCTTAGCCAGGGTAGGGAGGTGGAAGACAGTGCAGGTGGTCGTATTTGGCGCTTAATGCAGTCCATTACTATAGAGCCAGAAGAGACAGGCGAGGTGGCAGTAGAACAGAGTGAGTATCGAGAGATTGAGTACACGCCTAGTTATACAGAAGCCTTTCACCGTTTTGCTATCCATCTAACTGATGATTTATTCCTATGCGGTATATCCGTCCTAGACATTCAGACTAACCCTGCAACCGCCTATAGCTATGTGCCTCGGTGGATGAATGTTGCTATAGGTGATAAAGCTTTCAATCTAACCACGGATGAGATGCGCCGTGCCTTTATCCAATTTGGGGATAGTGACCGTGCAGGGGTGACAGCGACACCACAAAGCACTTTTAGAATTGGCATAACCGAGACCCATGGCGAAGTAGATACGACACGCTTAAAAGATGCCTCTCTTGTAGATGTATATACGACAGAAGAGCAAAAGGTTGTTGTTAAATTTAAGACAGGTGGTTTAGTCCGTAAGGGTTCAGACCCATTGACGGTTAGCCAATTGAAGATCCTTTCAAGCTATCCATCACTCTATGACGAAAGCGCCGTGTATCTCGGTAACTTTGATTACTTAGTCCGTCAAAAGTTCATGAACCGAGCGCACTTTATATCTGTATGGAATGAAAATATTCAGCAGAAGCACTACGGCGTAACTTGGCAGGACATTAACCGCCTGAATATTGCAGTGCAGGCTATAGAGGAATCTGAGCAGGAAAACTTGGAGGATGAAATTACTCAGCTTATTGGTCGTGCTGACTCATTGTATTTAGATAGGGTGAATAAGCGCACTGTAGAGGGCGTGGAATACGTTTTAAACATTACAGGTAGGTTAGCATCAATTCACAATGTAGAAGCCGTAAAAGCGCAAATACGAAGCCTCCTAGTGGCTGAATATGGCAAAGGCTCACTTAATGCCTCTCGGTGGCTTGTGAATGGCTTTAATGGTCAAGAAATATCGAACCTGATTAGAACCAAAATACCTGCATTTCAAGACCGTATCAGTGACTTTTCAATCCTGCCATCTACAAGAGTCTATAAACCGCATGAATGGGTCTATATGACGAATGACAGCATTAACGTCACTCTAGAGCGTACAGCAGAGAACATGGGGGCATCATGGACACTCTAAGTTATATCGAACCTTTAGAGCGTTCATTTGCTCAGGACGGTTTAGAAAAGGAATTGGCAAAGGCTATCCGTGGGGTGATGTTAAACGAGCTCCACGGCGCTGTTCAGGACATTATGGATTATGGCTGCCCTCATTTAGGTTCTTATGACGTTGTAGAACGTTTTGCAAAACAGGACGGTTTATTTGTTCTTAAAAGACAAGAGACAGCCGATGCCATTATGAGGGTGGTGTATTCCAATTGGATAGGTAGAGGCTCTAAACGTGGATTGGAGTTCTTGGAATTTGCTTTAAGACTGATATGGGGAAATGTGCAGGGTGAATCCTATGTAATCAACCGTATTTGGCATAGTGTTGCTCAGGCTGAAAAATATCCTCGTTTTATCAGTTTTACCGAGAAGCCAGATCATTTTTTGACTTCAAGAGTTTTTGTGACTATCAGGGAAGATAGTGGTATCTCCGTCAATGATGTATCTGACTTAGCGCCGTCACTGTCTAAGCTCGTACCTGCCAATATTGTTTGTAAGGTAACGCACGAGAGCCTGAACTCCGAAGAGGATTACGCCGTGGGTGCAGTGGTTGCAGGCAAGGCATTTACTATCGACACCTCTTTAGCTGCCACTGATTATGTATCTGCACCTTATGGACTCGCTATCTCTGTTCAGAACTTGGAAGCCTTTGAGGATAAGGTGATTGAGGATCTGACTAATCAAGAAGTAGCTCATTTAATTGACTACATTGTGGTTCGTTATACATGGGATGATTTTGGCGGTATGGACTTGGATACTCGAACCCAGGTGGTTCAACCACGGCGCAGTGATGCAGTTGGTTGGGGAAGAACTAGCAAGGACGGTGATTATTTGGCTTGGGGTGGTGAGTCGAAAGTTACATCAGGTGATCTATTTGAATTTAGCAGATACAGCGAAGCTATTTTAATCAACCTTAAGCAGTTACTTGCTGACTATCCACAAGAACAAGTTTTAAAAATCGACCTTAAAGCCTATTGGCAATATTTAAGAAATGGCGGGAAAGTTGGTTTAGAGGTTGCCACCTACAATGGCGGAACAATGGAGCAGGTGGGCTTTGAGTTCGTTAATACAGGAGGGGAAGAGCTTTCAAAAGTTAAGTACGAATTGAATGTATCTATGCAGTTAGGTGGCAAGGATGCAGAGGGTGAGGCTATGGGAACAATTGTCTACAACACAGCTAATCAGATGCTGACTTGGGAGCGCTTGCAATGAAACGGAAAATAACTTTGTCATGGAAAGAAGACTATCCAGTGGATTACTTCAACGTGTATCGAAGCCGTGAACCTTTCACTAAAGAAGTTCTGCCTATGCCTGTAAAAACCACTAAAAAGTATTATGAGGACGTTGTAGATGATACAGGTCGTTATTACTACATGGTGGGCGCAGTGCTTGGAGGACAACAGGCTTTCAGTGATGTTTTATCTGTATTTGTAATGCCTGACCTGCCAACTTCATCTTTTGACGAATTAAGACCACTTGAACCGTCTTAAATGGGGGATTGGAACTTACAGGATTTGTTGCGCCGTGGGTGAGAAACAATAACTCATCATAAACAGTTAAGTGGAATAAAACCCATGACTCAACAAAATCCTATCCTATTAAATCAACTACGTGCGGATTATGAGGCAATTAAACAGATTGGCTCACCTATTCTCGGCTGTCAGGGCATGTTAGTGCCTCGTGGCATGGAAGAATACCGCTTTCTCATTAAAACCTGTCCACGCCCAATTGTATCCAATGGCGACCCTGCGGAAGTTCAATATGCAGGTGGTTTTACAGGCATTGTTGCAGGCGTACCTCAAACAAAATTCTCAGGTGGTTTTTCAATCATTGAGACTGAGGCAGGACATGCTCAGTTACTCGCTGAATACATCGTCAATAGTGGTGGCATGATCGACTGTGATTATTACGATGGTCGTATTGGTAACTTTACACGTGCCTATGAATTATTGAACTGTGCAATGCGTTTTGAACCTACTGACTTCGATACTGAAAACCGTTCACAAGGCATGATTGTATCGGGGACTATGGATTACAACTTCTTTGGCTCTTTTGCGACTATTGGCTCAAATGGCACGGTTGCACCTGGTCAAAAGAGTGTGGCAGGTATTCAGGATTTAGTTAGTCGTGTCCAAAACGTTACTAGCGCCGTCTCAGGTATTGCCAACACTATCGGTTCAATCTCTCGTACTGCGAGCGCCGTTAAATCTCTCTTTGGATAATCGACTATGAACATTCACCCTACAGAGGTGCAGTTCAAAAAACCCCACTCAACCTATCTTTTGGTTGAGATGGGGACGATTAAAGAGACTGCTGAACTCCTCTATGAACAATTACACAAATCTGGCTATGCGCTTTTATTAACTGACATTTTGGGTATTTGTTTATCTGAAACGATGAACTATGCAGCTTGGGCAGTGCTTGAAAGTCAAAAGAATGAATTGGGCTATCCGTATATTCATCAAGATACGATGCTCCATGGTTATGAGTGGGCAATGATTGAAATGGTTATTCGTGCGCACTGTGACCTCTTACAGGCTCGCATGATGGAAGCGACTCGTAGTTTAGGTGGTGATGGCTTTGGCATGACTGTAAGCGAAGCTCAATCTAACTATGTGCAGGAACGAGAGAAGCTGCAAAAGCTTGCAAGCTATGAACCTCCATTTAGCTTTAAAACGCTTGGAGGCTTGTAATCATGCTAATCACATTGTTATCCACCAGTCGAGTTTTACCTGCGAGTGAGTTAGTCAGTATCACTTATAGGACTGACTTAATCCCTGTGCCTGTGAGTGCTGAATTTTCTGTTCAATCTACAAAAGACAATGACAAGGAATTTGTAGAAGGTGCGGAAATTATTGTGGGTGACAGTGTGCCTTTAACAATCATTAAGGCAACACCTGTAAAAACCCAAACGATTAAAGATGGACGGCGCATTGGTGGTATTGCTTGTTTAGCTATTCCCTCAGGATGTCAAAAGCTGATCGAACCCACTGCGAAGGCAATTATTCTCAATTCAACTTCTTTCAATTCGGTATTACGTGCCTGTGGTTTAAAAGCACGCCTAGGAAGCGATATTCCTTTGCCTGAATACGTTTGTTTGAAAGGAACGATACCTACCTACCGCCTAGCTCTATATCTTCAACAGGAGGCTTGTGTGATTGCAGCACGTGATGGGCGAATAGGTGCTTTTAAGATTGATGGACTGCTTAAAGGTGAAGTTAAAGAGGTGATCGACCCTAGCGCCGTGGTATGGGTGAATAGCCAGGCTGTTCAAAATATTCAAAAGAACTCCTATGTGTCCGTCAATAGTGATGATTCAAGTATTATGGGTGGAGATACCACCAAAGGACAGGCAGTTATTCAAAGGGCGAGACTTGATGAACGACAGCTTAAAAACCTTGAAAAAGTCTTGATATGCAGAGGCACGGTGGTAAGGGCTTACAACAATAAGCTTACTGCAGGTGATGTAGTTGAAATTGATGGTCGTAGATACGTCATTTTGACCTGCGCTCACCGTTTTGACTCAGGCAATTTAGGTGGTGCATCAGTTACAACAACAAAATTATGGGTGGCTTCATTATGACTCAGTACGTTGAAAACCTAGGCGAATCTGTTGGGGTTGAATATCAGGGCATTAAGGTTGTTGAAGAATCCAATCCCTATGCGACAAGTGACGCTTTATTTATTGGTTGTTTTAAGCGTGGGCGTATGGATAAGCCCATGACAATCACCAGTGAGAATATTCGTCAAAAGCTCGGTTATGACCCAAATAACATTGACTACATTGCCGTTAAAGAGGCTCTGGACGAAGGCGTGAGTAGTGTTCGGGTATTAAGGATTGCACCAAGCCACGGCGCATGTTGTACGAAAAATGTGGAAATGGAGTGTGTGAATCCTGAAAAGCTTATAACCATTAATTGTGGGTGCTAGTCATGAACCTGAATACACAGCTTGTAAGGGCGAAAATCCTTTCATATAACGCAAAAGGCAGAACGGCTCAGGTTCATATTCATGGATTGACTGATGGTGCTAGTGAGGGATTAACTGCCACTTTTGCCTATCCTGTCGGTGATGATGATAGGGATACCGAGCGCCGTATTGTGGTTGGATCTGATGTGTATGTGTTTTTTGAAGATGGAGATCAAGCGAGTCCTGTTATTGCTTTCTATACAAGTCACAGCACAAAAAATTTGGTGGATGTACGGCGCATCCGTCAAAAGAATATCGAACTTTTAGCAGAACAAGGCGTATTGATTGAAACACCTAAACTCGTAATTAAGGCTGATGTTGAAATACAGGGTAATGTTACTCAAAAAGGTGACTACACCGCCTCAGGCACGGTTACAGGTGAAAAGGATGTAATTGGTGGTGGTATATCTTCTATAGGACATAAGCACCAAGGGGCGCACGGAACAACAAGTAAGCCATTGGGTTAGTGGTAAATGTGGTAACTCTGGTAGTTGTGGTAAATACGACAATACTGGTAGTTACCGCAAATACGACAATACTGGTAATTATGGTAAAGGTGGTAACTACGGCGCTTGTGGTAAATACGACATTACTGGTAGTGGTGGGAAGTACGGTAAAGGTGGGTATGTCCCGCCTTTTTTCATTTATGGAACATGGAATCTAGGAGGGGGGGTGAGTCATACAAAATGAATGTAATTTCTAATATTTAATGGCTCAGATTATGGCATTACAAGACGTTATGGCGGTCTTACTCGGTGCGAATACAAACGCCGTGGGACAACAGCAAGCGAGTGAAACAAGTCAGTTGGCAATGGCTCAAATGCACACAGCTACCGAACCTTTTAACCTAGGTACTTTTGATACGCCTGAAAATCGAAAACGCCACCGTAAAGAGATTTACACGAAATGGGAGAAGATGCTCGCTTTTGCACCGATTGCAGAAGGGATAGGCATTCATGTGGCAGCAGCTCTCGGTGGTGACTCCACAACAGGACAACAAATATTTATTACTCCTGCAATGCGCCTAAGAGGTAAGGATATTGGGCAGAATGCAAAAGTACAATTAAAACAATTAAATGATCGAATAAAACATCTAGAAAGTCTAATTAGCGGCAACATGAGTAAAATCCTGCGTGATGCTGCTGGCTTTGGCGATGCTTATGTGCGTGTATTGGGGGAGAAAGGTAAAGGAGTTACTAAGATTATATGTAATGACACTACCTATCCACCTTTAATTCAGGCATTTGAACAGGGTGATGAAGCAGTTGTATACCATACGCTAGATGACAAAAGTTGGCAAAAAACTGTTTTAAATCATAATAAATTGCAGATGCTTAGATTGCGATTGAAGAATTTAAACAGAATACCGCAATACCACATATCAGATAGTGTTTCTATGTCTCAAGCCATGCAATCGGATAACTTGAAAGAATGGCCGATTCTACCTGCAAGGGTTGGTGGCTCTTTCCTGTATGAGATTGAAAGGTTTTATGACAATGTGATTTTAGCTCTAGCTGCTATGAATTCACAGCAGATTGCTGACTCAGTGAATCAGATGTTTTTATCAATCAATATGAGTGGTATGCCACCTGCTCAACGTGAGGCATATAAGCGTGGACTTAGTGAGATGCTAAAAAACCATGAATCTTATGTGCGTAATGCTTTACAGGGTGGTGAGGCAATATTTGGCACTAATTTTCACGTTTTACCTACCTTTGATGAGAAGCAAGTTCTTAACCCTATTGGTGATATTAAGGGGCAGCGTGCAAGCACCATAAATACTGATGTTTTAATGCACAACGTTAAGTTGATGATGGGTGGATTAGGTTTAGACCTATCTATGGTTGGTTATTCAGAGTTAATTAGTGGTGGTATAGGTGAGGGTGCTGCATTTCATACCTCTGCCCAAATTATGCGCCGTTCTATGGATTTGCGAAATGCCACCAAAGAATTCCTTAATCAGCTTATTGCTCTTGATTGGGGGTATAGATACAACGAATTTTTTGAAAATGAACAGGATTATCCGTGGCAAGTAGAGTTTTATAGTGATCAATCGGCAGCTATGACGGAAGAGTTAACTAACAAACAGGCTCGTATGAATTCCTTGATTGTTAAGGCTCAAGCAATAGCTCAGATTAAAGAACTAGGATTAAGTGAGGAAAACGCAGCTCGGCTCTTAGAGCGTGACGGTGGTATGGATTATGACGAAGCAATAGCCATTGCTCAAGATATTAAGGCATCTAGCGCCGTGGGTGGAGAGCAGGCAGGAGGTGAAGAACCTGCAGGCAATGAAAACCTAGACGATGAAGATGATTTTGAGGAGTAGGACATGAGTATTGGCGCATGGGCAGGGTTAGAAAAACCCGAAGCCCTTAATCTGTATAAGGAGCTATATGAACTCGGAACGCTTAGCTCTGTCCACTTCGCAGTTGAACTAACTCCATTTGCTCGTAATGCTGAAATCGCACGGAAGCATATAGAGCTATACACGCCTGAAAGTCTTAATTCTTTATTAAGTGGTGGACAACCGAGAAAGGTGAAACAAACAATCCCTTTCTTTAATCCGTCCTATAAGATGCCATTTTTAGCACAAAGCGTGGATATGTCACTTTTTGAGGCTCAATCGGATAGCGTGAACGTTGGACACTATCAGTTGAACTTTATTACTGGTAATGCTGCAAGTGAGATTAGTATCCAATTCATAGAGACTCGCAACGGCGCAATCCTGAACTCGGCACAAGCGATTAAAGATGTGATGTTTAAAAGGGATGGTACGCAGGCACTCCCTAAAGACTATCTCATGAAAATGACCATATACGTCTATGATAGACATAGCGCCGTGGTTAAGACTTTCACCCTCTCTCATTTAGTGGCATTACAAACGGCTAATTTGCCTTTAGATGCGACCACCAATAACAACGGTATAGTGACACTTAGTTTTATTAAAATGTTCCCTATGTTGAACCATATGCAATCCATTTAAACATTGGAACATGCCGTCTTGGACGTATAAACGAACCTACAAAATAACCTCAATTAGTCATAAACCTATTGAGGTTATTTTTTATGTTAAGTACAGATATTTTCGAACAAACCCATGAACCACATAAAAGCCGTATCGTGGCAGGGTTCGATGGTGTACTCCATACAGGTTGTTGCTCTGTTGGTCGTATTGTTGGTGATGCTCGTACTATTGGTGCAGTAGTTACTCAGAACGTTACAGAAGAAGATCAGTGGCAGATTGTTAATCTTAAAGGCGCTAAAGACGGCGCAGATCATTTTGATTCTGTAGCTGTATTAGGCGTGTGTGATGAAGATGAAGCTATTCGCTTAGCAGAGGCTCATTTTGGCTGTCTTTTTGATGGGGTGGGTACAGAGGTACTAGCAACCAATACCCATGGCTTAAAACGCTATTTAGATAGCAATTATCACAATCAAAAACAGGGCGCAGTAAAAGCATGGGCATTGGAAGAACTACAGGACATCCTTGCCACTGAAAAACCAATGTGGGACGGTATCACTTTAACCTCGCATCAAAGTAATACTGCACGCCTATTACTCGATATGCAGTTAAACGATGACCATTCAGGCTTACTCACTCCAAGCCAAGGACTTAGCGCCGTATTGGAACAGGTAGGTGCTGAACAGGCTGAATACGACTCTATTATTGTTGAGTATCAGTACCTTGAGCGTTTGATGAATATGCTTCATAAGGCAATGAATATTGCTGCAAGTGGTGATATTCAGGTTAAGGATATGACTGTCAGTAAGCCTTTCAAGCGTAATCAGGTGGCTCAAATTGCTGTTGAATATGCGCTAACTGATGGACAAAAAGCGACTATTCTTTTTCATAATCCAGACTCAACCCCTGCAAAACTTGGTGCAAAAGACACTCTTATTTCATGGAAGATCCTGATCAACTCTCGTGATGTAACTGGTGCTATTCAACCTAACCAAGGTGAGGGCATCACTATGCCTATTCTTGCAGGTCGTTTGATGAAGCTTATTAATCAAAACTCTGCACGTTTCAAGCGCACACAGGCACGTAAAGCACGGCAATTGGAAGAGCTTGCAAATACTGAGCAACGCATTCAAGAAAAACAATCTCAACTAACTTCTATTGATGAGGAAATTGATCAGCTAAAGACTCGTATTGATGAGATCAAATTAGAGCAAAGCAAAAAGCCTGTAGTAGAGCCTGAGCCAGTTATTGAACCTGAACCTATTCAAGAGCCTGAAAATAGCGCCGTGGTTAATGCTGAGCCTGCTCCTGTAGTAGAACCTGAACCTGTTGTTGAACCAGAACCAAGCAAAGGGGAAAAAGAAAAGTTAATTGCTGAACAACATCAAAAAGAACACTTGGAATTTGTAGCCAATGAAATTGAAGAGGTTATGAATGAAGAGGGCTTATCAGACCAAGATCGTAAAGCACTTGAGCTTAAACGTGCTGACCTTCAACCGCAGGCAATTGTTCGTAAGCTAGGTGGCTTCTATCAAATTCAATCCGTTTATTCAGAAGAAAATGCAGGCTTCTTCGGTAAAAAGCTTCGTGGTAAATGGGATGGCATAGATAAACGATGGACTGTTGAAGATACTGAGTCAAAAACTGAAAATCTCGCTGCGTGGATTGGTGTAGAGCCTGAACTTGTAATTGCTAAAGTCAAAATGGCTGATTTGGACAGTAAGGAAGGTGACTTTATCAGTATTGGTGGCTATGTACTTGGACGCTATAACGCTTCTAAAGGTCGATACGATCAATTTGACGGTGTAGAAGTGGTAAACAAAACACTGGCAACTAAACAGCTAGACCCTGCCACTGTTTTTGAGGTTGTAGTCCATAAAGACTTTGCTGAAAAACGTGGGCTGAAAATTGTAGGTCGTAAACCATATCCAATCTTAGATATTCAAAAATCTATTCAAGACCTAAGCGCCGTGGGTGAAAAGGTGGTTTATGTAGGTGAACCTGCAGAACAGGTGAAAGACCTCGTATTCCCTATAGACCTGGCTAAAAACATAAGCTTTCAAAAATCTACTGCGTCATTGGACTTTCGATTGAAGACTGCCTTAGATGTATTGGAAGGCAAAAAGCAATTGGGTGCTGACGAAGTAAAAGAGTTCAGTTTAGGTTTAGCTGAGCATGTGAGCTATGAGGATGTTAAACGCGGAGATTTACAGCCGATGTTTGAAGAAATGAAGTCAAAACGTATCACCAAAATGACTTTGGCAAGAGGTGAAGACGGTAATCTGTTGTTTACTATTCAAATTGATGCAAATGGTGAAGGCAATAAATCTGATGATGGCAAAAGTGAAGAGCAGCAATTTCTTGACAGTCTTTTAAGTGCTGAACAAACATTCGGTAACAATGAGGCACAAAATCCGCATGAAGTTAATTTTGTCGTAGATACGAAAAAAGCTGACCCTGCGTTAATTAAAAAGATACTGGAAAACAGCAATTTAGATATTGCAATTGATCAATTAAATCGCCAGACTGAAAACAGCCCAACAGGTACAATCAGTACCGCCGTGGTGGGTGCTATTAGTGGTGGTATTAATGCAAAACAGTTGGATGACTTATTTGAACAGGGTGCAACCACTGTAAACATTAAGACCTATCCGCACGGCGCATCTAAGGTGGATATAGTGGCAACCCTAGACCTGCCTGAGACTGCACATGGTTCAACCCTAAGCGATGAAGAGCGATTGTTTTTAGAGTCGATTATTGAAGGTACTGCATCACCTGAATATGTCGATATGAGCGCTCTTGAGGAGATAGGAACGAAAAATGAATCCGACCCATTATTCCAAAGAGCGTTGGCAATCATTGCTAATGCGTATGAAAGCGACATGCCTTAAAGCACAGGAGAATGAAAAAGATGAGCGCACTCGAAAAAGTCAGAATGTTGAAGCAACTTCAAGAACTCAATACCAAAAAGCGTAATACTCAGGGTTTAGCACTGGTTAAGGTGTTGGCAGAAATACAGAAGATCCGCCGTACTTTAGGTTTTAAATCAACCTTACAACCAAGTGAAAGCGCCGTGGTAAATGAGATTATTCAAGGCAAACGTAAGTTAAGCCAGGAAACGCTTAACCTGGTGGAAAAGGAAGCTGAAAAGAATCCTGACAATCCAAAACTCACAGATGCTTTAGGCGTGCTAGTTGAGGAATACAACGCCTCATACGCTTAAATCAGTTTTCATTAAATGGGCAGTTACTTCGGTAGCTGCTTTTTTTATTGGAACAATGGAAATGAGTAGGATATGGGCTTGTAGATAATATGGGCAATCCAAACATTAATGACAGGTTAGGTATGTCACAGATTAAGCTCGATAAAGACCCTTTAACAACAATTAAGATCCTTCGCAATGCGATTGATAGCAAGTTAGGTGAAGTGGCATCAGGTTCATATTTTAAAGGTCGTACAGGGAAGGCAAAGACAGCCCTAGGAACAAAAATTACTTTTGTATATGCACTAATTGAACAAGATAAGGTTATTGCCTCACATACAGCAACAGGGGCGGAGAATTCTAAATACCCACAAGAACTACAACCACGTGACAGAACACGTGACAGCTCGATTGCATGGGTACAACGTACTGCTAACAACCTAGACCCTGAATCAGTAGGGGCATCAGGTCGAGCAGATACAGGCGCACCTATCGTGGGAGATGACATGGTGGTGGAATCGGGTAATGGCAGGACTATTGCTATTAAATTGGCTTATGAAAGTGATAAGGCAGAAGAGTACAAAGAGTTCTTATTGGACATGGCTGATTACTTCGGTTTTTCCACGGCGCAGGTCAATGCCCTTAAAGAGCCTATTCTCATCCGTGTACGCACATCAGAGGTCGATAGACAGCGTTTTGTGGTAGAAGCCAATCAAGACGATAAATTGGGGTTTACAGCGACAGAGAGAGCGAAAACAGACGCTAAACACCTAGACGATAACTTACTTCAACTTTTCAATCCTGCGGATAGTGGTGACTTGCTAAGCGCACGCAATCAACAATTTTTGATGGGCTTTTTGGATAAGCTAGGTGAATTAGAAGCAGCACAGTATCGTGACAGTGAAGGCAATTTCACTCAGTCATTTGAAAAGCGAGTAAAGCAGGCAATTTTTGCCAAAGCCTATAGTGATGACAGACTTATCGAAAAAATGGCGGATATGACTAACATTGAAGATCAAAACATTGTTAATGCCCTAGTCGCATCTGCACCTAGCTTCATCAAGGCACAGAGCGCTAACCGTGCGCAGGTGGCAGACTTATCAACCAAAATTACAGACGGTATTGAACTTACCCTTGATCAAGAGTTACTGAGCGCCGTGGTTGAGGCTATGAACGTCTTGGGTAATGCTAAGCGTAATAATCAAGACCTGAACGAATATTTGAAGCAACAGGGTTTATTTGAAGAAATTCCCGAAGGTGTGGCAGAGATTGCCTTGTATATGGCTAAAAACAAACGTAGTGCTAAATCAATCAGTAACTTCTTAAATGAAATGGCTGAGTATATTGAGCAAACAGGTATTAGCCACCAAAACTTCGGTTTATTCGGTGAGCCTGAACCTATCCGCATGAAAGATGTAGTGGACTATGCAATTCAACAGTTAGAGATAGACCAACAGGGTTTATTTGATGATATAGGTATAGATTTCTCACCACAGGGATTTGATAAGTGTCTACACGCCCCTGAATATAGTTAACAAAAAACCCCCTTAATTGGGGGTTATTTATTATTTATGTTTAATCAACATATTGAATTTCAACCATAAAGAGTAGACATATGGCGTAGCCTTACTCTAAGAGGGGAGGAAAACGTGGAGCGATCTTATATAGAAAATTGCTATCAAAAATTATGCGCCGTGGTTCACCTTGGGAGTCGATTGCATCCCTAGCGTGTCGTATATACAAATAACCCTTCCTAGCATGTCGTATATACAGATTTAAAATCCCTTTTTATTAATTGGTACAAGCCATAAAGCCACTCAATACAGTCCCTCAAAATGTGCCTATAGATGAATAGGGCGTTTTGTATGTCTAAAAAGATTTTAGAAACGGCACAACCTGCCAATAAGCAGAAGAACAAGCTGCCTTCCAATGATTTTGATTTACTTGGTGAAGTCATATCACCACATAAGTACGCCATGTTTAGAGAGGTGTATCTGGATGATCAAAACCAAATCTCAGGTTATGGGGATACTTTAATTAAGGTGCTTTTAGTCGATGGTGACAAGAGTATTGAATCGCAATGGCAAACACCTTTTGAAAACTCGAACCCTGAACACAAATTGCCAACGCTGATGGCTGCAATTCAGTCTGGACAGCTTTTACAGGCAATGACCAGCGATGTAGCTAAGAACTTCGTAAGTGAGGGGATGGCTAAACAGGTGGGTGAGGCAGTTACAGGCATATCAGACATGCTTGACCTCGATACAGGGGCGATGAAGCGCAATTTAGAGGGTTTGAAGGGTAGAACGAACTTGACTAAGGTAAACACTCAACAAGTGTTTTTATCGACCTCTAGCGTGCGTTTAAACCTCACTCTGAACGTCATTGCAGTAATGGATGCGGTGAAAGAGGTGGAACGCAAGATCATGCAGTTAGAGGCTTGGGCATTACCTCGAAAGCTATCAACAGAAGGTATCTTGACCAATAAGGCAGACAACCTGGCTGAAAAATTATTCCCGAGTGAAATACCACCTTTTATCGGTGTAACCCTGCAGGGCAAAACCTACAGCCCTTTCATTATTGAAACGGTGTCTTCGCCAATCGTTGCGCCAATAGACAGCGATGGCAACAGATTAAATATCACTTTTAGCATAACCCTGTTAAGTCGCACGGCTTGGGACGCTAACGATGTAAAAACCTTATATGGAGTACAGGGATGATCAGTTTTGATTTAATCCACCTGAACGAGCAGGTATATCAACTGCAGGAAATAACTTTTAATGGCGCTATCAAGGTGTCAATGGTAGATGTTGCACTGAATGAAAAACGTATCACCGTGTTTTTAAATGAGGTTTTAAACGGTATATACGACACATTAAAAATGACTGTTCAAGAGCGTTACTTATTGTTAATCAAATATTTAGAGGGGCAAGGGCAAACACTAATAGCGACTGACAGTGCAATTGATTATTCAGGGTACTACTCAATAGCTGAATTAAGTCGTACCTCTGAAACGTCCTACTGCGCCGTGTATCAACTCACTGGCTATGACGCTGAGTTCTTGGAAAAACGGTGTACCTCTATCGCTGAGTGGATTGCCTGCATGATGGCGATACAGATGGAATATGTAGATGGTCGATTACCTGAACGTCCAACTATTGATGAACCTGAAAGCTATGAAGAACGTTTTATTGCACGTTTGGAGCTGATTAAGGCAATGCCTCTCACTGAATTCAATGAGGTTTATGAGGATTACATAGCCCTAAGTCATGGATTGCAAAACGTGGTTTATACCATGGTATCTGACAATGGCATCGTTCTAAGAGGTACAGATGATGCGCCGTGTCGATTTCGCCCCTCTACCGCACTTTCAGGAATCTTCAAAGACCTGGAAACATGAACTGTTAGGCGTGGCATCAAAACTCGCTAAACACAGCAATATGAGTCTAAAAGAAGCCCTTGAAATGCCAATTAGCTTTTATGACCTGTTCTATGACTCGCCTCTATGGGAAGAGTACAAGGAGGACTCAAAACAACAGTCTGAAATACAGGCTATACCTATCAAATTAGGCAATGAAATTATTAAGGGAATCAATCAACTGATCAGGCTTGGATAACCCTTTGGAACTTTAAAAAAGCGCCACTTTTCCACCTTTGATAATGGAGTCGTATTAATAACTCCATTATTGCAGGTGAACAAAATGGCTGAAAATTCTACGCCATATGCAGAACGTTTAGAAAAGAAGATTGATGAACTGCATTCGCAGATCAATGGCATGAGTAATGCGATCACTCGTCTCACTGAACGCAATGAATCGTATCAAATCCAAGTTATGGATAACCGCCGTGCTATCGACCAAATCCGCACGGAAGTTGACCAAGCTAAGGGAGGCTTGAACCTAGCCAGAATCATCGGAGGCACAGCACTAGCAAGTGTTATTGGCTTCGGTGTGTGGACAGTTCAAAGCCTTACCGTCACCCAACAGCGCCTATCCGAGACCAATGAACGTGTGTCACTAACAGAAGTAAAAGTGACACGTGTTGAAGCGGATTTACTGCGTGCAGGGGGGGAATAACATGCCCCTAAAACTCATCCCCAATTGGAAGAAAGCCTACAAAAGCTTGGCGGTTCTACTGCCGACTATTGGTTCTTTCATCCTTTTAATCGTCCACATCCTTCAAACGGCAGGGGAATTAAGCCTTATTCCTCAAACGTACATGCCTCACGTAACAGCGTTTGTCATCCCTACTTTGTCATGGGTAGGTCGAATCATTAGCCAAGGCGATCTATTTAAGTTTTTTATTGAGGATAAAGAAAATGACAGTGAAACAGAGTGAATTGGCGTGGATTGGTGAAGCACGTAAACACATCGGCTTGGCTGAGATTAAAGGCTCTAAACATAACGCTGAGATCATCAAATGGCTTACTGAGCTTAAAGCTTGGTGGAAAGATGATGAAACGGCATGGTGTGGTGTCTTTGTTGCGTGGTGCTTGAAGTCGGCAGGTATTCCATATCCAAAAGACTGGTACAGAGCTTTGGCTTATGCGGATAAAACTAAAAAGCTGAAAGCGCCGTGCTATGGCTGTGTGGCTGTTAAGACACGTAAAGGTGGTGGGCATGTGTGCTTCGTGGTGGGTATGACTCCATCAGGTAAGCTCGTATGTCTTGGTGGCAACCAAAGTGACAAGGTGTGTTTTGCTTTGTACGACAAATCGGACTTTGAGGGCTTCTATTGGTATGGCAAAACCAATACACCCTTAGCTATCCGTTTTGAACTGCCTGTTCTTAGTGGTGTTACAGCAACAAAAGTAACGGAGGCGTAATGAATCCAATAGCCCTGGCATTGATCAAGGAATATTGGAAGGAAGTAGCAGGGGCAATTATCATGCTTGCCCTTGTTATAACCATCGCCATACTTCTTGTGACTTTACACTTTAAAAACATAGCCCTAGATAACGCTGATAGAGCGTGTCAGGAACGAATAGACGTAATAGCAGGTGAATATCAGGAGAATCAAAAACGCCTGCAGGACAGCCTAAATCAAGCGAGCGCAGACTATGAAAAAGCTAAGTCGGAAATTAAAGTTATTACCGAAAACCATACAACCGAAGTCATTAAATATATTGACCGCCCTGTGTATAACAATGACTGCATGGATGATGACGGCTTGCACGCCACGAATCGTTATATCAAAGCCATCAATTCCAAGTAACTTGCTTGTTCACTGTGAAGACCTGCAGGAATTACAGGGGGTAAGGGGGAAGGATATAACCCTATGGATGACTGATACTTTAGCGAAGTACGCTGATTGTCGGCAAAAGCATAAAGCAATCGTTCAGGCTTTAAACGAAGTAAATTGACATAGCGCCGTGGGATGATTCACAATAGAAGGACTTTATATGGTTATGCTTAATTGGATACTTCTTTCCCCAACAAGTACAGTTAAGAAAAAGAGCTCATGTCGAAATGGGCTTTTTTAATGCCTGTAAATTAAGGATGTGCTGTTAATTATTAATTTTACATTAAATATACAATAAACAAGTTTACTAAATAGTTTATTCTTATTATTGTAAAATCTGATTCAAGAGATCATGATTCTATTTTCCTTCTTAAAGACAAGCTATAAAAGGCTTGTTTTTTAATAAGTTACAATAGTGTTTACTTTGGATTCATTTTTTATTCCTGATTATCTCTAAAGGGTGGGTTTTCCCGCCTTTTTAATGCCTGCGATTTACTAAACTAATTGACTAAATATTTTAATATTTCTATAATTTGATGAAGGTTCTGACAAGATTCCTTGGTAGTGATTCAAAAAAGCAGGTCGTAAAACACTTGCTTTTTTAATGCCTGAAATTCAATAAGACATTGACGTTCATGCCTGTACTGGATACATTAAAACTGTTCCGAGAATTGAAGTTTAAAGAACCAAAAAAGGCAGACTGTAATGGTCTGCCTTTTTAATTTTAAAAAGATGAAAAGTAGAGTATTGACGGCGCTCTAAATACTGGATACATTTCTATTAATCATTTGATTACCCATTTATATTTATTAAATCATAAAAGCAAGCTGTAAGAGGCTTGCTTTTTAATATCTGTAATTTGGAACACTCCATTAATACATAGCGCCGTGGGTATCAAAATATCACCATTATTAATTGGTATGGTGATTATTCCATGGCGTACACTGACGAACAAATAGATCAAAAATTTCAAGAAGTTGCTAAGAAAGATTGCACTTATAATGTTTGTGAAATAAACGAAATTCTCAAAGATAAAATATCCAAAGACTTCTTTAATCGAAAGATGATTGAAGTCAATGAAAAGATTGAAGACGCAAAAACCGAAGTTATTGACAACCTAGAAAGTGAAGACACGGACAAGGCGCTTTCTGCAAATCAGGGTCGTATTCTTAATGAACGTATTGACTCCATTAATGCCTCAGGCGTTGAAATGGTGGACGCTCTTGATAGTGAAGATACGGACAAGGCTTTAACCGCTAATCAAGGGCGAGTGCTTAACGAAAAAATTGAGGCACTAGGTCAAATACCTGCATCCGTGGAGGTGGTTGATAACCTTGAAAGTGTAGATGTAGACAAGCCTTTATCTGCTAACCAGGGTCGTATCTTAAAAGAAATGGTTGAAAATAATGTCGGTGGTGGTGGCAGTAGCGTAGAGGTGGTTGATTCTTTTGATAGTACAGATACCACCAAAGCACTATCAGCAAATCGAGGTCGATTACTGAATGATGCTATTGGTGATATTTCTACGGCATTAACCCAAATCCTAGGTTAAATACCCTCGGTTAAATACCCTCGGCTTCTACATAGTCAATTTTGGCTATGTAGCGCTGTCTATCTGCAAAACTATTGTACCATTTATCATATTCACGCTCTGCCACTTCCATTGCCTCTTTAAAAGTTAGGCGGTTCTTTCTGTGTTGCATATTCACATAGCGTTTAAGTGTGTTCCATGATTCATGTAGGGTAACTGTTTGAAGTTGAGGAATGGTAAATCCATCCTCTGCATAACGTGTTGCACCCTCATGACGTAAATCGTGGAATGTGAGATCTTCAATCTCTAAAATCGAACATGACCGTGTGAAATAGGTACTCACAGTTTTAGAGTTAATAGGGAATAAAAGTTGGTCACTATAGCCGAGTTCAAGCATCCTTTTACGTGTATCTGGCTTTAAAGCTTCTTGAATGACTTCCATTGCCTCAGGTGTAACAGCCATGAAGTTACTTTTAGCTTCACCTTTTGGGTTTTTTAGGTTGCGTACTAACCACGTGTGATTTTCTTGATTCCAGTCCCTTAGATCAAGGTTACAAATTTCATTTTCTCGTCTACCTGAGGTTATAGCGAACCATAAGACCAGGTGCATAGGTGTAGTACCTGCTTTGCGTCTCCAATTTTTAAAATAGAAGTTAGTCAGGCGTTGTAACTCATCGCTAGTTGGTAGGCGTGACCTAGATTTACTTGCACCAATTGCTCGGATTTCTAATAGTGATTCTACAGCCTTATCAAAATCAGAAAGTTGTGAGTCAAGATTATACCCCCAACCACCCCTAGCAAGTTTAATTACTGTTTTAAGGTGTGCGAAGTCTTTTTTGACTGTTGCAGGACTTAAAGGTTCTCCATCTTTGGAGTATTCCCCGCTATAGCGTTTCGCCCCAAGTTGGTAAAAATCTTCACTTTTCAATTCATTTAGACGAATTTTGCCGATAGGCAGGCGTGCAATAAAATCCAAAGCCCCTTTTTTAGAGCGCTTAAAAACTTTTACTTCTTTAAAGTATCTTTCTATAGCTTCGGCAAGTGTTGGAACTATGACCTGTTCCTCTCGTCTCTTAAAGAAAGCATCAGGGTTTTTTTCAAATTCCGCCTCTGTGCGCTTAATCCACTCATTGGCTAGAGATTTTTTAGAAAAGGACTTAGACTTGCTGAAAACTGGATAACCTTTTCGATTTATCCTGATCACTGCCTTATAGCTAATCGTCTTTCCGTCAGAAAGTGTTTTTTCTACCACTGTCCCCAT